CAGCTCGCCGGAGAGGCGCAGCGGGGTATCCGGCGCCAGGCCCATGCGCAGGGCGATGACGCCGAGGGCGTTGCTCAGGGCGCCTTCGTCGCGGACCTGGGCGAGGCTCGCCTGGGACAGCGCGGTCTGCGCCTGCAGGCGATCGGAAAGGGCGGCGGCGCCGGCCCGGTACTTGGCGTCGGCGGCTTCCAGGTTCTGCGCCGCCAGCTCCGCGACCTGCCGCGAGGCGGCCAGGCTGCGCTGGGCGGCGAGGGCGTCGTAGTAGGCCTGGGCGGCGAGGGCGAAGGTGTTCTGCAGGGTCGCGTCCTGGCTGGCGTTGGCCGCCAGCAGCAACTGCTGGGCGTTGCGCAGGGCGGCGCTGCGGCGGCCGAAGTCGAACAGCACCCAGCTCAATTGGAGGCTGGCGCCACGCCGGTGGCGATGGCCGTCGCCGGAGAGGTAGGGGGCATCGCGATAATCCATGTCGCTGTAGCCGCGACTGGCGTCGAGACGGCCGTCCAGGCGCGGCAGGTAGGCGGACTTGCCGATCCCGACCTGGGCCGCCTGGGCCTTGGCATTGGCCCAGGCGAGGCGGGTCTGTGGGTCGTGGCAGAGGATCCGCTCGATGGCTTCCTCCAGGCTCAGCTCGGTCGGTGGCGGCCCGCCGCGGCAGGGCAAACCGCTGCCGCCGAGGTCGTAGACCGCCTGGCCGGCGACCTGGCCGGCGGTGCCGAACACGTCCGGCTCGTAGGCGGCGGCGCCGGGAACCAGGCCGAGCAGGCCGCACAACAGGCCGGCGAGGGCACGCATCAGGCCTGCTCCCGCGCCGCGGCGGCCTGGCGTTCGGCCAGGCGCGCGGTGCTTTCGTCGAGGCTTACCTTGCCCTGGCCGAGGACTATCACGCGGTCCGCCGAGGCGATGGTCTCGGGCCGATGGGCGACCATGATGCGGGTGATGCGCAGCGCGCGAATGGCGGCGTTGACCCGCTGTTCGCAGTGTACGTCGAGGTGGCTGGTGGCTTCGTCGAGGAACAGGATGCGCGGCTTCTTGTACAGCGCCCGGGCCAGCATCACCCGCTGCTTCTGGCCGCCGGAGAGCACCGTGCCCATGTCGCCGACCAGGGTGTTGTAGCCCATCGGCATGGCCTGGATGTCATCGTGGATGGCAGCCATCTGCGCGCACTGCAGCAGCCAGGGCATGTCCGGTTGCGGGTCGAAGAAACTGATGTTGTCGCTGAGCGAACCGGCGAACAGCACGTCGTCCTGCAGCACCGTGCCGACCAGTTCGCGCAGGCCGTCCAGGCCCAGTTGCGCAAGGTCCAGGCCGGCCATGCGGATCTGTCCCTCCACTGGCGGGAGGATGCCCAGCAGGACGTTGAACAGGGTGCTCTTGCCGCAGCCCGAGGGGCCGACGATGGCCACCGACTCGCCGCCGGCGATGCGCAGGTCGAGGCCGTCGAGGACCCAGGGCTCCTGTTCCGCGTAGCGGTAGCGCAGGCCCTGGATCTCGATGCTCGCCTCGCGCTCGCGGAGGTTCTCCGGGAGGATGTCGCCGTGGCTGACCTCCGGGGCCTGGAGCACGATGTCGGCCAGGCGCTCGCCCTGCAACTGGAGCATGCGCAGCTCGAAGAACTTGTCGATCAGGCTGCCGACGCGGCTGTCGAACTGCGACTTGTAGGCGTTGAAGGCCATCAGGATGCCGACGCTGAACTGGCCGTCCATCACCATGGTCGCGCCGAGCCAGATCACCAGCAGGTTCTCCACGCCGAACAGCAGGCCGTTGAGCTGCTGGTAGAACAGTTGCAGCTTCTGCGTACGCAGGCCGGCGTTGATCTGTTCCACCAGCAGGCCGAGCCATACCGAGCGGCGCTCGTCCTGGCGCTGGAACAGCTTCAGCGGGCGGATGCCGCGCACCGTCTCGAGGAAATGGCTCTGCTGGCGCGCGGCGTGGACGATCTGCTCCTCGGTGGCGTTGCGCAACGGCCGGTACCAGATCCAGCGGCCGAGGGCGTAGAGGCTCATGGCGGCGATGGCGATGGCCGCCAGTGGCGGACTGTAGAGCAGCATCATGCCGAGGGTGGCGACGGTCATCAGGCCGTCCAGCACCGCCGAGAGGAAGGCCGCGGTGAGGGTCTGCTGGATGCTGTTCACTGCGCCGAAGCGCGACACCACGTCGCCCAGGTGGCGCTTCTCGAAATACTGCGCGGGCAGCCGCAGCAGGTGGCTGAAGACGTTGGCCTGCCACTGCACGCCGAGCAGGGTGCTCATGTGCATCATCACCCAGGCGCGCACCCCGCTGACCGCCTGCTGCATCAGCAGCAACAGGCCGAAGCCGATGGCCAGGGTGCTGAGCAGGTCACGGTCTTCGCTGACGATGACGTTGTCGATGGTCCATTGCAGGAAGAACGGACTGATCAGCGAGAACACTTCCAGCGCGCCGGCGAGCAGCAGCACCTGGGCCAGCGAGCGGTACAGCCCGGTGACCTTGCCGAGCATGCCCAGCAGCTTGATCCGCGGCGGCGCCTCCTGTTTCTCGAAGCCGCTCTCCGGCCAGAGTTCCAGGGCTACCCCGGTGAAGCTCCGCGAGACTTCCTCCAGGCCCAGCCGGCGCTGGCCGTGGGCGGGGTCGTGGAGCACCGCGCCGCGCCCGTCGACCGCCTTGAGCACGACGAAGTGGTTGAAGTTCCAGTGCAGCACGCAGGGCAGCTTGAGCTTGCCGAGGTCGCCGAGGTCGAGCTTCACCGCGCGGGTACCCAGGCCGAGGCGGTGGGCGGTCTGGATCAGTTGCTTGAGGGAGATGCCCTTGAGCGATACGGAGAAGCGCCGGCGCAGTTCCATCAGGCCGGTATGGTGGCCGTGGTAGCCGGCGATCATCGCCAGGCAGGCCAGGCCGCATTCGGTGGCTTCGGTCTGCAGCACCAGCGGCAGGCGGCGGCCCAGGCGCAGGGCGAGAGCGTCGAGAAAGGCCATGGGTCGTTCCTAGAGTTTGCCGGTCAGGCTGTAGAGCGGTTCCAGCACCCATTCGTAGAGGCGCCGGGTGTCCTGGAGGATGTCGGCGTCCAGCAGCATGCCGCTCTGCAGCGGACGCGGCTGGCCGTAGGCGGTCACCGCCTGGTCGTCGAGGGTTACCCGCAGCCGGTACAGCTGCTCGCCATCCTGGCCGAGCCCCGGTACGCCGCCGACCATGCTGGAAAGCTCGGCATAGGAGACGCTGGCGCGGGAGATCGACTGCACCTTGCCGTGGTACTGGCCGAACTTCTGGTACGGATAGGCCTGGTAGCGGATCAGCACCGCGTCGCCCGGCCGGATGAAACCGATGGACTTGCTCGGCGCGTAGAGTTCGGCCTGCAACGGGGTGTCGGCGGGAACGATGCTCAGCAGCGGACGCGAGCTGTCGACGGTCTGCCCGGCTTCGGCGAGCACGGCGGTGGCGATGCCGCTCTCCGGCGCGGTGACCAGCAAGGTGCGCTTGGCTTCGCTTTCGGCCAGGTCCTGCTCCACCGCGCTGAGCTGGCGGCGGGTTTCCGCGAGCTGGTTGGCCTGGCGCGCGGAAAGCCCGGCGAGTTCGTTGCGGCGCTCGGTCAACTGCTGCCGCAGCGACGTGCGTTCGCGCTCCAGGCCTTGCAGGGTCTGGCGCTGGCCGAGCAGCTCGGCCTGGCGCTGCTGCAACTGGTCCATGGAGATGTAGCCCTTGTCCATCAGCCCCTGGTAGCGCGCGGCGGCGTCGCTGGCCAGCGCCAGCAGGCGTTGCTGGCTGTCGGTCTGGGCGGCGAGGGTGGTGAGTTCGCGCTGCAGGCTGGCGACCTTGCTGGTCAGGCTGTCGCGCTCGTCGTCTTGCAGGCGGCGAAGCTTTTCCAGTTCGTCGCGCAGGGAGTCGCGGCGTTGTTCCAGGCGCCTGCTGATACCGGCCTGCACCGGGCCGGCATCGCTGCCGTAGCGTTCGCTGGAAAGCACCATCAGGCGCTCGCCGCGTCGTACCGCCTGGCCTTCCTGGACGAACTTGCGCAGCACGATGCCGGCCTGCGGCGCGTGCACCTTGACCTGGCCGTTGGCGGGCACCAATTGGCCGCTGACGGTGCTGCGCTTGGTGTAGCTGCCGAACAGGAAGAAGCCCACCACCAGCAGCGCCATCGCCGCGGCCAGCAGGGTGAGAAAAGTGAAGGAGACCGGGCGGATCAGCACGATCTCGCCCAGGCCGCCGGCATGCTGGGCGTCGAGGGCTTCCTGGCGAAACATGGTGGCTGGATCCTGGATTCGAATAATACTTGCATGACACTCCGACACCCTTGCGAAAGTTCAAACGCATGAAGTGCCGGAGTGCGACTTTTCTAATTAGATGGTGGTGCGGCCTACATCACCGGGACCGAAGTTTTCCCGGTATTGGCCCAAGTAACCGACAGCCGTCTCTGCATTGGTGAAGAGACCGACCGTGCCCCCGGCAATAGCGCCCATGGCGGTTGGCACGATCAGGCCGACCAACTGGGAAAGAGCGCCGAAGCCGAAGCCGCCGGCACCGCCCCATTTCCCGCCTATTGCCATGCCCGTCGCGGCGCCGTCGACGGCGCCTACGATCATGCCGGAAAGAGTTCCACCCGAAACGCAGGTGACTTCAATGTCATTGAGTTCTTTCATTTCATATATCTCCTTTAGGCTTCCCGTGAGTCTGGAAAGCCATTCGATGGTACTAATCCGAAAGAGTGGGATGAACTGCCAGGATTAGCGGTTTTTCATGGGCTCGATAATTCGTTTGACAATGAGTTTCAATATTCGGCGGATGAAGGTTTGCCACTCCGGGTAAACTTTGCGAATGATTAAGGCCGGTTCGTGCGACACCTCGATAAGACCTGTTGAACAAGTCAACGCCGTATCGAGGGCTCATTCATATCGGCTCCGGCCAACCGCTCTTCGTCCGAGTCAGTACGGCCTCGCATAGCGGCATTTCATGGCATCAGCCGGTCGAGCAGCGGCGAGCTGAACAGCCGATGCGGATCGGCTTCGTTCAACTGGCGCACCGCGCTGTCCCAATCGTTGTCTGCGACCAGGCCCTGGCGTAGCGACTGCGCCACCAACTGGTCGACCACCGTCGGCTCGTCCCAGGCGGCGGCGGGGCTGTAGCCCCAGCCCTTGCTCCACTCCACCCGCAGCGAGGCGTAGTCGCCGCTGAAGTGGTCGAACAGCCAGGCCTCGAACTCGTGGTAGAAGGCATTGGCCTGCGGGGTACCGGGCAGGCTGAGGATGTCCAGCCAGATCGCCGTGTCCCACTCCGGTTGGTCGGGGCGCGGACGGATCGCCGACAGGCTGGGCACCTGGGCGCCGGGAACGATCGACTCGCCGGGCTGGTCGAGCCCGCTGACGCGAATCTCCACCGGGCCGTTCATGGGGTAGTGGCCGTTGGCGCGGTAGGCGGCGACCATCGTCTGGTACTGCAGGTAGAACTCGTTGATCACCCGCTGCACGTCGCGACGCCGGGTCAGCACCGCGTAGCCGTTGGCGGTGACGCGAAGGGTGCTGGGCTTGATGTACAGCAGCAGGTCCTTGCTCCAGCCCCACAGGTCGTAGCCCAGGGTCAGCGCCATGCCGCCCACTACCAGGTCGTACTGCAGCTTGCCGAGCAGCGGGGTGAGTTCCGGGTGGCCGGTGTTGATCGCCGCCAGCAGGTCGGACAGCGCCTTGGGAATGTTGTCGGAGAAGGGGTAGTTGAACGGGCCGTTGACCGCGCGGGCGCCGAACGGGCAGCGCGGGGTCGGCGTCCAGACCTTCAGCCAGGGCTTGTCGGTGAAGGGGAACCAGATGGCCTCGGCGCGTCCGCTTTTCTGCAGGAAGCTGTCGAAGGTCCTTCCGCCGCTGCCGGCTGCGGCGAACATCTCGCTCGCCGGGATGTTCACGTAGCTCTGGCAGCGCATGCGCTTGTTGACCCCGGCCTGGAGGGTCGCCTCGACGATGAAGGCGCGTCCGAGGTGGACGAGGAACGGCGCGCAGGCCGGATCGTCGCGGCGGAAGGTCTTCAGCACGTATTTTCCGGCGGCGCCGTCCCAGACCACCGCGGTCAGCGCCACGATGCTGTTGCTCAGGGAGCCGTAGCTCTGCCCCGGCAGGCGGCTTTCGCCCTGCGCCGGGATGCCGGTGCCGTGGCCGTCGATGGCGAGCACCCCGCCGAGGGTCAGGTCACCCGGCGCCGGCGTGGCGACGAAGCCGAGCTTGACCCGCTCCAGTTGTTTCAGCAGGGCTTCCATGGTGACGCCGGTCTGCGCGCTGAACAGGCCGAACTCGCCTTGGGCGTCGATCCGTACGCGGGTCAGGTAACGGCTGGTTTCCACCAGCACGATGCGGCTCTCGCAGTTCTCGCCGCCTTTCAGCAGCAGCGGGGACCAGTTGTGACCCATGCCGCGCGGGCGCACCTTGAAGCCGTTCTGCCAGGCCCAGTTGACCACCGCGAGAACCTCTTCGTTGGTGCGCGGGGCGCAGCTCCAGAGGTCGTCGGCGGCGATTTCCCCCGACCAGTTGCGGAACGCCCGCCGATAAAGTTCGAGGCCGGCCGGAAAGCCTGCCGGCGCCGGACAACTGCTGGCGGCGGCTTCGGCGGGCTGGATGACGAAGGCCGGGGTCCAGCCGGCCACCAGGCCGACCGCGCCGAGCGTGGCACTCTTGCCGAGGAAGCTGCGGCGCGACAGGCCGCCGGATTCCTGGTCGGGATCGCCGACGAAGGCGTCGGCTTGCTGGATGGGGTCGTGCATGGCGGTTCTCCTGATCGGGGCGCTGGTCGCCCCTTCCCGGTTGCCGGGTCCTAGGTCGCCGCCGGGGGCGTCCGGGTCTCCGGCGACGGTGGAGGCCCGCTCCGCGACGGGAGCGGGCCGAGGTCCTGGGATCAGGTCCACTCGGTGTCGTAGTGGTAATCGATGCGGCTGGTGTCGCCGCCGAGCAGGCCGCCGACCGCGGCGACGCCCTTGAACACGCCGTAGCCGAGGGTGTCGGCCAGTTGATGGATGGGGGTCAGGCCGACGGCGTTGAACACCTTGCCGACCGAAGAGATGACCGACGTGTTGAGCAGGTCGTTGGACACCTTGACCACATCGACGATGGCATCGCCGACGAAGCTGAAGAGTCCGGCGCCCGATACCTGGTCGATTTCATCGAAGCTCAGTTCCTGAAGTGTGGCGAGTTGCATGGCGCTATTCCTTCATCAATCAAGTTTTGAGCGATAGCCGGCCCTCTCGCATAAACATCGGTTTGCGAAGATAGAGTGACTATCGGTTGCCAGCCGCTCTGGAAAAGTACTTTGCCGGCTGGTCGCTGAAAATTACTGATCTGCCGGCGAGAGTGTCAATCTGGGAAGTTGATAGGGTGAACTTGGAATATCCATGCTAGGCAAATGACGCCGATATTCTGTCAGTGGAATTGGTCGATGTTTTTTCGAATGCCGCGATAAGCATCTGGATATTGCTGATCCATTGATATTCGTGGGTACTGGGAAGCGGTTCGCTATTTTTACGAGATGATGCGCCAATCCAGAAAAGTATCGAATTATTGCTTTCGGAAAAAATTCAACTGCCTTGCTGATAGGTTTCTTCCGGTCGAGTTATTGAAGTCCATGTCCGGTCTTGCGTTGTTTTTCAAAGTAGAGAAACCGGCGTCATAAATTTGTGCGGATAACTGGCGGGCAAACTTTCCCAGGCTGCGCTTCTGTTGCGGGGAAGTGCTTCGGTTCGTGTCGAGGCGCTTTCCAGTCTTGACAGCCCGGCACAGGCGCGTAGAGTGCCGCGCATGAATCGTGCAGCCCTGACCTTCAAGCGCTATTACGCCTATCTGCTCCCTCATTGAGGCGGTAGATGCGTCGCTGCATTCCCGAACCGCCCGAGGCGGCGGTCCGGTGATCTTCTGCCTTATGTTTGATTTTCTATGTGTATCAGTAGCTTAAGACTGATCGCTTCCACAAATTTTGTCTTCGTTTCCGCAATTCATGCCTATCTAACGGGGTTCACGGCCTTCCCGATCCGGCGATACACGCGTTTCGTGATCTCCTGAGTCGTGTGTCCGAGCAGGTCTGAGGCGTCGGCCAGGCTCTCGATATCGGAGGCCGCCTTGGGGCGAATGTCCCGGAACTGGAACTGCATGATCTCCCTGGCCAAGTCTTGGTCACCCGCCTTGATCGCCTCATCGGCCGCAGCCTTGCGTGCGGTATCGAACCTGGTGCGAAGCATCTTCTCTGTCATCGGCTGGCCCTTCTCGTTGGTGACCAGTGCCGGAGAATCGGAGGCGATCGACTCGACCAGGTGGCCGAGCTGGGTCATCTGTCCGTCGGCGCGGCGGAGTCGTATCCGGAGCTTGCGAGACGTCTTGTTCTGTCCGACCAGCAGGTAGTCTCCGGAAACGTCGTTCTTGCGCAGCTTCCTCACGTCAGCCGGGCGTTGGCCTGTCAAATACGCGAGGTCCATCGTCACCCGCAGATCGTCCGGGGCTTTCTCGTAGAGCGCCTTCCACACCTCGTCCGTGACGTACACATCGCGCGGCTGCTCCTTGTTCTTCTTCACCCCGCGACAGGGGTTTTCCATGCTGGTGATGCCCCACTCCCTGGCCATGTTGTAGGCGAAGGAAAGCAGGGTGATCTCCCTATTCGCTCGAACCTTGGCCGTCCTGGCGTCTCGGTACTGAGCGATGGTGCTCGGCGTAATGTCCTCTACCGGGGCTTCGTCAAAGGCGCCCAGCAGTTGGCGGATCATCTTCGAATACTCTTTCTGGGTCTTCGGCGCCTTCGTCGGAACCACGTCCCGCTCGAACCTGCGCAACAGATCGCCGACGGTCCGAGTGGTTGGCGGCACGGCCTTTCTCTCCAGCTTCGCCCACTTCTCCCGAGCCTCATCCAAGTCCGTGCCCAGCGGGATCTCCTTGCGCCTCCCCTCAGCATCCCGCCCGTCGTAGTAGTAGCCGACCCAGACCTTTCCTGACTTCATCGTCCGGGTACGCTTGATCATGCGAGGCGGCAGGCCCCGGTTCTTGTTGCTCCGCGGTCTCATCATCTAACCCTGGACAGGTCCAGGCTCCACTTCTCGGTTGCTTCCATCGTCGGCTTCACGCCGGCCAGCTTCAGGCGGGCATATACGCGCCCAACTATCGGGCGGTTCGCCGCGGTCACGGCGTACTTCCAGCCGTACCTATTCAGCCACTCGATCTGCTGGCTCGGGTACTTGCGCCCAGTCAGCTCGGCGACTTCCTCTTCGGACAGGAACTCGGATACGGGGCTAGTCGAGCTTCCCATTCCCTATCTCCTCTTCGTTGCGCGCTACGACCAGGCGTAGCGGCACTTCGTGGCGCCCGCGGGCAACCAACTCACCATCAACCACCTCGGTCGGATCTTCCAGGCACACCTTCTCCAGGGCCTTGATCGCAGATCGGATGTACTTCGGTATGGCTGCTGATTTCTGGTAGTGCTCGAGCAACCTCCGCTTACCGTCTTCCGACACGCCTTGGAAGTGGTCGAGCGCCTTTTTGGTGGCGGTGACGATTTCCTCGGGCTCTGCCCCCACCTCGCAGCGAACCCAACCTATCAGGCGGCGCAGGTGGTTCATTTCGGCCCGGGTCAGCCGGCGCGCGGTCATCTGCCTACTCACGCCCTACCTCCGGTTTCCGTTCGATCACGCGCATCGATCCGTCTCGGCAGTGCAGCGTCAGCGCGGCCCGCCTCGTCTCGATCGTTCCGTCGTTGCGGATCACGGTCTGTGGTACACCGTAAAGTGGCCCGCCGGGTGCGAACGGATCGGGTAGAGCCTCAGGGTTCTCCTCTGCGAATCGCAGCATCTCGGCTATGATGCAGTTGAACAGTGGGCCGTCCTTCAGGTCCGCCTCTCGCCTTCCGCTGAAAGCGTTCGAGCTGTCCTCAAGGCCTTCGACGAAGGCGATGTGATTGAGCATCTGCCCAGGCTTGGCGCCTTGGATGGCGGCGCGGTGGACCGGATTGACGCCGAGGGCATCGCAGATGCGATCGACTCCAATCTCTCCCTCGATCCACCTCTCGGCCTGCAGGAGCCAGGCGCCAAGGGCGGCTTGGGCTTTCTCGTGGTAGCTGCTGGATGTTCTCCGAAACTCCTTCGCCTGTTCCAACTGGGCCCTGGTGAATGGAAGGCCCTTCCTTGCCTCCTTGATCTTTCGATCAGCACAGGTCCTGTCGGCCTCCCAGCCGAACTGGTACTGCCTGGCCATGCGACGCGCGACCAGGAGGCGGGTGAGCGCGGAGAGGTCTGGCTTGTCCCAGATGTTGAGCAGACGCTTCAGGTTCTCGTAGGTCATCAGCATGATGGCGGCTCCTTGTCCACGCCCATCCTATGGAGTAGACGTTCCTTGCAGAGCTGTTCTTGAAGGCGTTGGATCTCGCAGGTGTAACTCTTCGCAGTCCGCAGCGAGCCGAGCGCGTATCCGACGTAGAGGCCGCCCGCGCACCAGACGATGCAGAGGAGTAGTGTTCCGATCATGGCTGGCGCCCCTTGTTCGTGTCGCAGATCCGCAGGTCGACGCCGCAGGCCTGGACCAGTTCGGTCAACTCGCCGAGCTTGGTGTTGGGGTTCTGCATCGCCTGGCCCAGGCGGACCAACTGCTGGCCAAGGGTGGCGAGCGGGGTAGGGCGATACCCTGGTGGTGGCGGAATATCGGAGCCTCTCATCACTGGCATACCTCCCAGATGAACAGGGTCTTGAACGGCTGGAGCGCGGCGCCGGCGGCAACAGTGGCCAGGCCAAACAGCGCGACGAGTGCGATGGCGGTCAGTGCTTTTCTCATGCTTCACATCCAGGCGCTGGCGCGTTTTCCATACAGTCCGGGCACGGCTCACCGTCATCTTCCTGGTCGTCGCTCTTGATGAGGACCAGGCGTCCGCCGCAGTGGTGACAGAACAGCGCGCCGTTCTCTGCCGGTCCATCCTCAACGAAGCCCCAGGTCTGGCCGCAACCTGTTTCCCAGATGCCGCTGCTTTCGGTCCATTTGCACGACGGGGATGCCGAACTGGTTGGTTCGGCGGCGAGCATGGCGCGCAGTTCTCGGAGCAGAGCTTTCCCGGTAGCGCCGCGCTGCGCGAGGAATTCGGACAGGCGCCCGATGAACTCTTCCGGCACGCTGTGCTGAGCCTGGCGGTCGATCAACGCGATGATGTGATCGGGCATTGTCAATGCCTCGTAACGCACCATCAGGTCCGAGGCCTCCTCTCCGCTGAGCAGCGGGTTCTTGAGCGCGACAGCGATCCGGCGAAGCTCCGAGTGCTCGCCGTGTGTCGGCACCGGCTTCTCCAGCTCGGCTAGCTTCCCCTCAAGCTCTGCGGCTCTTGCCAGGGCGGCGTCTCGCTCTTTTTCGCAGCGCCCCCAGCCGTTCGTTGCGCTACCGAGCTTGAAAATCAGCTCGGTGTTGCGCTCTCGCTGAGATTGAAGCTCCGCCCGCAGTGCTTCGACTTCGGCCTGGGCGGCCTTCAGTTGATCCTCCAAGCGCTTGGCATAGCCGCGAATGCCTTGCACGGTCCAGCCACCATCGATGGCGTCTTGCGGCAGCCCTTCGCAGATACGCTCGAACTGGCGCAGGCGCCTCAGTTCATTGACCGCTACCTCGACGGCTTCAATCACTGGCACGCCGACGTAGCCGTCCTCGATATCTACTCGATCAAGCCAGCGCACCAGAGTTTGGAGGCTTTCGGCCAGTTCGCTGTCGCCCGATCCCGGCGCGGGGTAGGGTCGCTCGCCGGCACTACCCGGTCCGGACAGAGGTTCGCCGCCAGGGTTGCCCGGCTCTGAACTCGCTCCAGCGCCACCCAAGGCCGCCAGTGCGATCTGTCGCATGTTCGCCGCCGGGAGGTCGTCTTGCTCGGGACAGGGGAGCTCGGCGATGGTGCGGAGCGCCAGGAGGGCGCGCTCGAGCGGAATCTCTCCTGCACCCTCGGTGCCGGCCAGGTGCTTCGCTACCGTTTCCCGGATGACGCGTAGCGCGTTCATGGCCTGGAGCGAGCTACCGTCCTGGCCGAGCTTGGCGGTCAGGTCGATCTGTTTAAACAGGGCATGGGTCATAGGTCACCCCCTTGCTCGGCGCTGCGCACTGCCTGGTAGGCGAGGGCGTAGCAAGCCATTTGCACCAGCAGGCTCGAAGCCGCGAGTGCAGGGTGGTCTGTGAGGGCCAGGGCCGCCACGTGCAGAGCGCCGGTAGGGATGGAGAGCCAAGGACGGGCGAGCAGGTTCGCGGCTCCTTGCCCCTTGATGCCGCCGGCGAATATCAGCAGCCAGCAGAGAACGTTCGTGGCCGCCGCCACATAGAAGGCGAACTGGTGAAGCGACCCCTGACCGAAGTACAGGCTCGCGCTGAGCAGCAGGCTGATCGCGGTGCCGATGAGTGCTTGCTTCATGATCAGCGATCTCCGGTGGCAGCGGTCAGAGCATCGAGGAGCGCTTGCTTCCGGCGCTGACCATGCAGGTACTCGCGCAGGGCGATGATGACCACGCTGTTCATGCTGCGTTCATCGCGCCTGGCCTCGGCTTCCACCTCGGCCCTCAGGCCGTTCGGCAGTCGGACAGCGAACTTGTCCATGTCCCGGCTGGTGCTGGCCGGCAGTTCGGTTACAACGGTTGCTCGTTTCATGATCAGCCCCCCGCCTTCACGAACCGGTGGTTGTCATCCAGCTTGTAGGCAACACCTGGCTCAAGGCCGTCTTCGCCGATATAGCCGATGACGGTGCGGTACCGTTCGGTCTTTTCGTCCCAGTAGCGGATTTGGATCTCGCCTTTCTTCCCGGCGGTGGCGGTGCCCCAGTCCCCGGCGGTGGCGGTGCCATATGCGCCTACCTGACAGAGTTCCTTATCGCCTGCCTGTAGGGTGGCGCCGATCACTGCTACGCCAGCCGCGCGCGGTTCGTTTGCGATCAGGAACTGTGTTGCGCTTGCCTTGTCCCCGATGTGACGGACTGTGCAGCGAGGAAACTTCACCTTGCCGCCGAGGGCGATCAGGTCGGAGAGACCCACTTCAACCACCAGCCACTTCGCATCTGCGTCGCCTACGGTGCTGCTGCAATCATGGTCGCCCTGTCCGAACAGCCATCCATGCAGGCCGTGACCGCACTTGTTGTCCTTCTTCCAGTCCGGGGCTTCGACTACCGCTCCGATCTTGTCTGGCCACTGAAACCCGCCGTGGCTGGTGAGATCAGCACTGCAGGTCCTGAGGATGAGAGCGGTGCCTTGCTTCTTGGTCTTTGCTTTGGTGGTCATGCTTTTCTCCAGTGGCGCCATCGCTGGCGCCGGGGCGAGGATGGCTACTTGCTGATGCCGATGAAGGGCAGCGGGGAGCCGCTGGCCATGTAGGTGGGCAGCTTGCCGTCCCACTTCTCGACCGCGTTGAGGGTCACGACGTCGGGGTTCGAGCGCAGCGCCTGGGCGCGGATCTCGATCGCCTTCGCATCGGCGGTGGCCAGGGTCAGCTTCGCGTCCGCCTCCCCTTGGGCCCGAGCGCGTTCCTTGTCGGCTTCTGCCTTGGCTTGGGCGACCTCGTTACGGCGCTGCTCGGCCATCTGGGTGGCCTGGATCTTCGCGTTCAGGCTCTGCGTAACCTGCGGCGGGAGGACCAGGTCGGATGCGTAGTAGATGCGCTCGATGTTGATGCCGATGGGCGCCACCTGATCGCGCACGCGCTTCTCGACGGCCAGCAGCAGGTCCGCCTTGCCGGCGCCATAGACGCTCTCGACTGGAAGCTTCGAGGCAACATCGTTGAAGGCATCGCGCACCATGTTCCGCAGGAACTTGTTCGTGATTTCCTCGATACCCGCCCGGTACTTCTGGAACAGCGTCGTCACCTTATCGGGAGATACCGAGTAGGTGATGCCGACGGCGCCGCCGACCTTCATGCCCTCAACGGTCTGGAAGCTGATCGCTTCCTCGCCGCCCCAGGTCTCGGTCTGCGTGAAGGTGGGGAACAGGTAGAGCTCCTCGTTCACGCCTACCCAGTAGCGCCCAGTTCCGACCTCACGCGTCTCCACACCCTTCTCGGAGCCGTAGAGATTGACGATCACGCCGACGTTGCCGGCAGGCACCTTCGAACAGCCCACCAGGACGGCGAGCAGGCACAGCATTGCAGCAGCGGGAATCCGCTTCATTGGTCTTTCTCCTTGCTGGTGGTGGCCGCTTGTTCGCGGCGGGTGTTGGCGAGGTGGATGCCGAGGCAGACCGAGGCGATCAACCAGACGCCGGGGATGGCGAATCCCGCGAAAACCAGAACGTCGTCGCGGCTACTGACCAGGGCCGGCCCAATGCCGCCCACCAGGGCGACTGACAGTCCGGCATAGGCCAGCAGCGCGATACAGATCAGGAAGAGCTTCCCGGGCTTGATGAGAGGTTTGTTGTCCATGCTTTCCTCCAGGCAAGCCGATGGCCTGCCGCGGTTGTTGGCTTTCGCGAAAATCGGTTGATTACTGCTGGGCTGCTTCGGCGCGTTCGGTCTGCCGCGTCAGATCAGCCCTCTCTGTTGCAGGTCGTTCAGTTCTGCTTCAGCAAATGCGGCCGCTGCCTTCAGGTCTGCCACCGTAAGCTCGTCGACCGACTTTCCCAGGCCCTGGATGTGCCGGGCGAAAGCGCGCTGTGCCGGCCCGTTGTAGCCATGGCAGAAGTCGGCAGCGGCGCGCAGTTCACCGTCGAGCTGTAGCGCCAGGATGTTGAGAGGATCGTTTCTGTCCCAGGCCATGATCACGCCACCCAGGCCACGCCATCGCGGCGAGCAGTCAGGCGAGTTTCGATCTTCCTTTCGCCGCCACGACGGCTGCGCATCATGTGGTCATCGTTGAGCAGTGGCTGACCGGCGACGAGGAAGGCAAGGGCGATCACGGCGGGCGAGATAAGCCCGCGGCGCATGGCCTCGGCCACCAGAGCGGCACGGCGGGTTACCCCGAGCTTGGTGGTCGCCGCCAAGACGCGCTTACCCACCGTGCCCGGCTGCATGCCCAGATCGCGAGCCAGCTCCTTCGAGGTACGACCCGCAGCGATGCCCAGGACGCACTGAAGCTCACGCAGGGACAGGCCCTTGCCGAGGAAGCCGGTGAAACCATGTGCGGTGATGGTGGCGGTTGTCATGTGCTACTCCGTGCTTTAGAGCCAAAAAGGTACATAATGCAAATCAATCTAGTACCTTAAAGGTACACTGTCAATTGCAAAATGTACCTATGAATCAGAATGGCAAGAGCGGAGTCTTTGAGGCGGGGCGTGAAGCTGGTGTAGGGGCACAGAAAGAAAGAGGGAGGGCTACGAGTAGGTGCAGGCCGAGACGGACGGTATCGACCTGGTGTTCAACGACGACGGCACCGTGACGCTGAGGTGGGATAGGCAGGAGCCGGAGGGGTAGGGCGGAAATCAAAAGCCCCGCAGATGCGGGGCCATTGGACGATCTCTTTCTGTTACGCCCTCATTTTTTCGAGGAACTCCTTCACCGGAGCGGTGCTGGATTCGCTAACAGTTTCCTCGGAAGATTCGATTTCATTCAGTCGCTGACAAATGATTTTCTTGATCTCGGACCGAGCAAACCGATTGAGTAGGTCGCGGATCATCGGCTGATAGCCGACTCCGTGGTACTCGGCAATCTTCTTGAGATCGTTTACTAATTGCTTTTGTAGGCGAATGGAAATCAGTTGGAGGCCGAGCGCGTCATCCACCTCTTGCTTTGAGCCAGTGGAGACTTGGGCGTGCGCTTCGGTCGTCCCGAGCTCGCCGCTTTCCCACAGTTCAACGTTGCTCATAGCTTCCTCACTCTTTGTCATTTGATTGCAAATTTTCTGTAGATACGTATTTCTTCAGCACTGGGTTCGTACGCTGTTTTCAGGAAAACCTTGCCATTCTCGAAGATGAAGCAGATCTTTAAGGCCCTGCCAGCGTTTGTTTCGGCTACGAACCATTTCGTTACAGGGTTTGTCTTGTGATCCTCTCGCAGGTCGACCAGGTGTTCACCCTCGCAGTTCTCGAAGCATTGCTCGATTTCTCTGCGGCTCACGCCACCGTGCTTTTTCTGAAGCTTCCTCTCGATGGCGTCCGAAATGATCAGATTTTCCAAGCGCGGTTACCATTTGATTTTGTATATACAGATGATAGGCCGCTCTGGGAGGTAGATCAACCCCTCTGTATATACAGACAGCTAGGCGGAAAAATGGTTCGGCTGGAAGCGGTCAGTGTCGCCGCCGGCGCATCACCGACCACCAGAAGACCCACCCAATCACGCTGATGCCGCCGGCGCGCATCTGGTCCCTGGTGTATTCCTCATCGGGGTATTCGTCCCGGTTGTAGCTGCGCAACCGGATGCCGCCGCCAGGCAGGCGATAGACGAATTTCACCCGCAGCAGGTCGTCATGCTTCAGGGCGTAGATCTCGCCGTCGGTGATCGCGTTGACTGACATATCGATCCCGATGACGGCTCCGTCGGCAATGAGCGGTTCCATGCTGTTGCCGGTGACGTTAACGCAGACGGCGCATTTCGGATTCACTCCTGATTCGTGCAGCACGGATCTCGGGAACCTGATTTTGCGCTTTGCGAGCTCCAGATCTGGAAATCTGCCACCGCCCGCAGCCACCTGAATTTCGTCGAAGTAGGGGATCTCTACCTCGTCGAGATCAAGTGGATCACCTTCTTCCCACGTGGATAAAGGCATAAGATCTCTCTCGGCGTCGGCGGAGGGCAAGGGGGACACGGCTTTTGCCTGAAAGTGAGGCGCTTCAAAAATATGCTTGCCATGTAACACATCAAGCCAGCCGCGCGGTAAGTCAAAGCATTCTTCGATGTGCCTGGCGAGCTTGTTGCCGATGTTCTTCGTTGGGTTCGAGCCAATCAGCCTGCTGACCTGAGTTGGTTCACGGTCAATGCGGCTGGCGAACGCACCTGTCCCCCCCTCCTTCTCTGCAAGTGAAAGGGCATTTGTACGGCGGATAGTACTGATGTCAATCATGCATCCATTCCATCATCTGTACCAGAAATGTACAGAACCTTGACGGTACATAGACTTTTCGCCATCCTTGTACCTAGGAGGTACATTTATGGCCGTCATTACATCCCAAAACCCCAATGCGGAAGCCTTGCGGGAGTTTTGGAAAAGTCTGAGCACCAGGGAGCGCAGCGAGGCTGCGCGCAAGCTTGATACCTCTGTTGCGTACCTGCGACAGGTTCTGGCGTGTGGGCGCACGCCAGGGGCGGTTCTTGCTCGTGATCTGGAGCGGGTGTTCGAAGCTCGAATTGCGCGGCATCAGTTGAGGCCTGATCTGTACGACGTGCCCGCAGGCTCCGCCGACCTTGAGCCCATTCTGCCGTCCGATTCCCACATCCGGCAGTGCGCTGATACCGCTGTTCAGGCATCCAGTGTCGAGGTGGCGCAATGATTCGAAACGTCTACGTGATTCTGGCTGGACTGATTGCGGTGGCCGTTATCTGTACCGCTGGTGTGATCCTCCATTCTATCGGCGGCTATCACATCGAGCTGACGCCGATCATCGCGACGGTGGGTGCTGCCGGCGGGATCGCGCTCATCTGTCATGAGTTTGGCTACAGCGCTGGTCGTAACAAGGCGCTGAATGACCGCTTCTATCCGGATACGGACGCTCCATATGTGCACTTCCCGCGCGGAATGGACAGCTACCAGGACCGTCTGGACTTCCTGAATCGAGCCGTAAAGCGGCTGCACGAGATCGAGTCAGCCAAGGCCAATGATGCTCAGGATCAGCGCCCCGGCGATCAGGGCAATCAGCCAGAGGGCGAGCGTCATGATTGATTCGCGCCTTTTTTCCCAGAAGACCCGCAGCGGCGTTATTCCGCCCCGGCCTTCTGGGAAGTACTCCTTATCCCAATGCTTTGCCTTCCAGCGCCTGAAGGCTTCTTTCAACCAGTTCATGCCAGGCCTCCGAGCCCGTTTCGTGTGGAAGCAAAACGATAGCACGGAGTGTCCTGACGCCACTTTGCGGCCCGGCTGACCCATACGCCGGAAAGCAAAAAGCCCCGCTTTCGCGAGGCCTTTAGTCGGTAGTCGTTGGCGCGACTGCCTGAATACAACTTTGTCTTCACAAGGACAATTTCACTATGTCACAGCAAAACACCACCACGCAACCCCCGCGCTCTGCTCATCAACTCGCATCAGACCTGCTGGATGGCCTCGAGGCCGGTGTTGAGACCATCAAGGGGCTGCGCGCCATCCTTGCACTGGTCCGTAGAGATGAGCAGTGCAGTAGTTACCTCAAGGATATCTGCACGATAGGACTCGGTCAGGCCGAGTTCGTTGGCGGGAACCTTGAGGATGATATGAAACAGGCCGACGCAGAATTGTTCGAACTGGAGCGTGTCGCGACCCAATCCGGAAATCCTGAAAGCGTGTCGCGACACGCAGGCGGTGCAGCATGAGCGCGGTCTGGAACAAGCCCCAGTCGTCTGCACTGAAGGCTCCGATATCTCAGCTTCCGCCGCGGAGATTCGCAGCGATTAGCCCGACCACGACGGTCGAGGAGGCGTTGAGCGAGGCCATCGCGCTGACGCTAAGCGTTTCTAGCATTCTCGGAGCACTGACCACCTCCGACGAAGAGCACGTGTGCTTGTATGCGTTGGAGATTGCTGCAGAGCTGGCTGGCGATTTGGTTGACGCCGCGCTCGACTCCCTGCGTGAGGAGGACCAGCAATGAACCTCGCAAACCTGATCAATAAGCAGTGTTCCCGCGACCCCTCTGAGGTGCTCACGGAAGAGCAGGCGATGTCTCTTTGGGGGGAGCGTGAAGTAGCCCGGCAGGCTGCTCAGAATATGGCGCTCGGCGTTGCCGCGGTCGGAAAGCTGCTGGCGCTTACCAGCGCTGAAGGCGAGGCCGGGCAGGAAACCATGGAACGTCTCGGGTGGTTCCTGGAGGAGGTTGGTGGCGTCATCTCCATGTTGGGTGAGCTCGAACAGGTCTTCACGGATCGCATCAATCGGCAGAAGGAGCGGAAGCAAGGGGAGGTGTCGGCATGAGCTTCGAGACCGAGCTGTTCTACGTCACCCACCCGAAGGCGGGGCGCGCGCTGTTGGGGCCGTTCTTGAGCCTGGAGGAGGCGGAGCACGGGCGGCGGCTAATGCATAGCGCCGATGCCGTGGTGAGGTCCTGCGTGGTCAGTCATCTAGACGAGTTTACGCGCTGGCACGCAGCTAATAACGGGGAGGTATGTCGTGCATTCAGCCTGACGCAAGGGGGCTGCCATGACTGAGCTCGATATCAAGAAGTCTTTGCGCTCGAGGAGAGGGCTGGTTCCGGACACTCCGTCAAGGCTGTGCGGGACGTTTAGCTACGGCTTGCACTACCACGGCCCGCAGCAGGTTCTGGACGATTTTCTTGGTCGGGTAGAGCGCGAGCAAGATCACGCCAAGCGATTAATGCAGGCACAGCGCACGATCGGCGCGCTGATGGCGTTGTCGGCGGCGAAGGTCAGTCCGGCTTGCGCCTGGTACACACACCGCGACGTGTTCCGACGCCTCGCTGACCTTACCGGCGAAACGGAAAACGCACTGGTGCAGATGGCGGGAGTAGAACGATGAACCTGACTACCATCGGCGGCCAGGTCGCCACCATGACCAGTGTGGAGTTGGTCGATTTCATCAACGCCCATCGCAAGCAGCAGGCCGAGCAGGCCGGGCAACCGTTCCCGTCCAAGGGGTTCGCCAAGCTGGAGCACAAGGACTTCCTGGAGAAGGTGCCGGTAGTGCTTGGGGAAAGATCGGCGGAAAATTCCGCCGATCTCCCCGACAGCTATGGCCGGCCTCGCCGCGGCTATCGCTTCCCCAAGCGCGAAGCGTGCCTGATGGCTATGTCGTACAGCTACGACCTACAGGCTGCCGTCTTCGATCACATGACGGCGCTCGAGGAGAGGTTGAAAGCCCTTCCGGACGTTTCGAGCCATGAGGGCGCCTTGCTGGCGCTCCAAGGGGCAGTCGAACGTCAGTTGGCGCTGATCGGCGAGAACAAGCAACTCGCTGCCGAACGTGACCATGCCGTCAAGACCAAGGCGCAAATCGGCAGCCGCCGCGAAGCGCAGGCCATGGCCGCTGCATCCGTCGCCATCCGCCAGGTCAAGCGCCTGAACGACGAGTTGGGACACGGCACCCGCTACGCCACGGTCACCGCCGTCGAGAACGCCACCGGCACCAAGTACCCGTTCAACGCCTATGTCCACCTGCGCAAGTGGTGCAAGGCCAATGGCGTTCAGCCCGAGATCGTCCCCGACCGCCGTTTTGGCGAAGTCAAGGCGTGGCCTGCGGGAGCTTGGGCAGCCGTTTATCAAATCGATCTGGCGACCTTGTTCGGCGCCTCTGGAGCAAAAGCATGATCAAGTTGCCCGACGAGCAGCAGCAACTCATCCAGATCGCCGAGGCGGCGGTTGAGTATCAACTGGCAGAGACCAAGCGGAACGCGCTGCGCCGCGAGCTGAATACGTTGTACACCACGTACTTCGCTGCCTATGGCCGTCCGTATGCCGACCACCGCCGAATCGATCCCTACGACGAGAGGTTCGAGCCAGTGCTGGAGTTCACCGGCCCCGCCTACAGGCGCTGGAAGGATCAGCGCGATCTGACCACCCGCCTCAAGCGCAAGCTGCGGACGCTGGTGCAGCGCCTGGAGCGTGCGCAATGACCACACAACCGAAACCAGGCCGGATCACCGCCAGCCCCAACGGCCGCCCGGTGATCGCCGGGCCCTGGCCGTCCTACCGTCAATTCCGCGACCTGCCCGAGCGTGAGCGTTGGGTGCTCTACGGCCACGCCAAGGCATGCCGCGGTGCGCTTGAAGACCAAGGGTTCTTCATGGCCGAGGGATACCACGACTTCGTGAAGCGCGTTACCGAGGAGTTAGACATATGAGCGTTCAGGCCATGACCTGGGCACTGGAGCAGCAGGTCGTTACCGATGCCGCCATGAGGCATGTGCTGTTGTGCCTGGCGAACTATGCCAACGAGGCGGGAAAGGGGGCGTTCCCTTCTATCGCCACGCTGAGCAGTGATACAGGGCTATCCGAGCGGACTGTCCAGTACAAGCTCCGGTCCCTCGAGGAGGCTGGTGTTATTCGCCGTGGAAACCAGGCAATCGCTGCCGCTTACATCTCGCACCGGGATCGCCTGCCGATGGTGTACGACCTCTCGATGGAACGGGGTGCAACGGTTGCACCGGGTGCAAATGACGACGTAACGGGGTGCAAACCACGACGTAACGGGGTGCAACTGACGACACAACGGGGTGCAACGGTTGCACCCGATCCGTCACTTAACCACCAAAGAACCACCAAAGAACCTAAAGAGCATGTCCAAACCGGCGAAACCGGTTCGGACGACGTGGGTGATCGGAAGGGAAAAACCGAGTCTGGGAAACGGCCGGCCAAGCCCAATCCTCTGGATGGTTTCGAGGAGTTTTACCAGGCCTACCCAAAGCACAAGGATCGAGCGAAGGCGGAGAAGGCTTGGCGGAAGATCGACCCTGCTCTGCACCCTGTGATCATGGCGGCGCTTCCGAAGCACTGCCGACAGCGTGATTGGCTGAAGGACAACGGCCAGTTCGTTCCGCTGCCGGCCAGTTGGCTCAACGGGCGACGATGGGAAGACGAGATAGCCCCTGATGCTGGCCCGGCATCGAGCTTCACCAACCTCCCCAAACACACCCCCGACATGTACCAGGACCGCGACGATGGCAGAGCAAATTTTTAACTTCTGGCGTAAACCCAACCGCAAGAGCGAAGAAAGCCCTTCTCTTCGCTGCCCGGTTCACGGTGACTACCACTCGATCCAGGTGGAGCAGTTTGATGGTAGCTACTTGACCTGGTCTTGCTCTCGGTGTGTTTGGGATGGGGTGAATCGCGAGCCGGGGAGCGAGGAGTTTTCGGTGGCCCTGGCGGAGAAAACCCAACGCAAGATCAACGAGTTGCTGGTTGGTTCTGGCATCCCCGCTCGCTACCGGGCCAGCACTTTCGAGACTTACCGCACCGACGGCAAGGCGGAGAAGGCGGCGGTGCTGGAAGCATGCCGGGAGTATGCCGAGCGATTCGTGGAGAACTTCCAGGACGGCCGCTGCCTCTTGCTCCTGGGCAACCTTGGGACGGGCAAGACCCATCTCGCGTGCTCAATCGTCCAGTACGTCGTCCGGAACCTTCAGGCCCAAGCAGTGATCACCTCGGCGTCGGAGATAATCCGTGTGGCTAAGGGGGCGATGAACCGGGCGGCGAAGTACACCGAACGGGACGCTCTCGAAGAGCTGGCGGGCTTCGACCTGTTGGTGATCGACGAGCTCGGCGCGCAGGGCGGTACCGAGTACGAATTGGGGCTGCTCCATGAGGTGATTGACCGCCGGTATCGGGAGATGCGGCCTACGGTGGTGGTTTCGAACATGAGCGCGCAGGAGGTCGCCAAGTACATCGGTGATCGTGCGGTGGATCGTCTCCGCGAGAACGGCGGCAAGGCTGTTGGCTTCACCTGGGGCTCCGCTCGCCGGGAGGTTCTGGAGTGAGCCGAGAGTTGTACAGCGAAGAGGCTGAGTTCGGTGTGCTCGGCGCTATCTTGCAGTCCGCGCTTCAGCAGAATCAGGCGCTGGTTGACGAGGCCTTGTCCAGCGTGACCGCCGCCGATTTCTACTTCGAGGATAACGCCGCGCTGTTCCAGGCGATCAAGGATTGCTACGAGGAAGGGATTCCCGTCGATCCGGTGACCGTGGGAGTGGTCCGCGATGTGCTGCCCAGCGGCGCGAAGCTCATTCCCTATGCCGGGAACATTGCCCGCAATGTGCCTTCGGTGGCGAACTGGAGGACATACGTCCGGCACGTCCGGGAGCGGTCAATCCTACGCTGCTTGATCGACACGGCCGAGTCGGTGAAGGCTTCCGCCACGGATGACCGGCCGTTGCCTGAGATCATCGCCAGAGCGCAGCAGGCGATGGCGGATCTGCGCGACCTCGATGACGAGGCGCCGAAGTACAAGCGGCTCGACGAGGTGATGCTCAAGGCTGTCGACGTTATCGACGACAAGTTCAACGGCCGCGCGCCTCAGTGGCCCGGCACTGGCCTGGCCGATCTCGACAAGCTGGTTCGCGGCATCCGCCCTCGGAAGCTCACCGTTATCGCCGGCCTTCCCGGCAGTGGCAAGACCACACTTGCCCTGCAGATCGCTCAGTACAACGCCTGCGAGGCAGGGGAGCCCTGGCTGGTGTTCTCCCTGGAAATGCCTGAGGAGGAGTTGGGCGTGCGTTCCATCGCCTCGCTGGGGGGAGTGGACCTGAAGCGCTTGGACGATCCGCAGCAACTGGGTGACGACGACTGGCCGCGCATCACATCTGCGGTGGCCAAGGCCAAGGGGGCGCCCTTGTTCATCTGCGACGATCCCAACGTGACCGCCAGCCAGATCCGCAGCACCGCGCGGCGTGTCAAGCGTGAGCACGGCTTGGCCGGCATCGTCGTCGACTACCTGGGCCTGATTCCACCGGAGGCGAAAGGGCGTACGCGCAGCGAGGAGGTGGGTAAGACCAACAAGGCGCTGTTGCGCCTGGCCAAGGAACTCTGTGTGCCGGTCATTGAACTGGCGCAGCTCAACCGCGACTCGACCAAGCGGCCCGGGAAGCGCCCGCAGTCGAGCGACCTGCGCGACTCGGGGGAGATCGAGGCCGACGCCAGTTGCATCCTGATGGTCCACCGGGACATGGACAGCGAGGCCGGCCAGAACGGAATCACGGAGATCCTAATGACCAAGTGCCGACACGCGCCACCGGGCATGTGTCTGCTCCAGCAGCAGGGAATGTATGGACGATTCGTCAACTTCGCGGGCTTGCGTGAAATGAGCCAAGAGGAGGTTGAAATGGGGCGTACCTACTTCGCCAACAAGCACGGCAAGAAAAAGGGGAAGGCGGCATGAGCAACGTACAACCGATGGCACCCCGCAAGGTCATGACGAGGCTGGAGCGGGAGTTTCTCAAGGTGGCCGGCCAGGAGCTGGCGCAGGTCAAGGTGGGTGGTGCTGCGGCACTGTCCGCCCTCTTGCAGATGGTCGCCAACTGGCACGGCGACCGCGGCACGCTGGGCTTCCACGATTACGGTCGGCTCTGGCTGCAGGACGGCAACGCAAAGGGCGCGGCGGTGGAAACGCTGCTGCGCGATCTGTTTGGCCTGAACGGTCCGGGGGCGGCATGAGCAGAACTCGAACCTACGTGGACAAGCTGCTGGGCGATACCGAGTATCTCCTCGAACAGTGGGGGTGGTGGCGCATGGATGGGATGGGGGTTCCCGGGTATGTGTCGCCGGCCGCCGCTATCATGAGCCAAGCCATGCCAATGTCGAGCCCCAAGGCCTACCACGTCACTGACGATATGGCCTTGGCCGTCGACCGGGTCATTGCTCGACTCATTGACAGGGCGCCGCAGGCTGGTGATTTCGTGTGGCTCTACTACGGCGCGAAGTGGCCGGCCCTGCGCATCGCGCGTGAACACCAGATCGGCGAGGCGAAGGTCAGGGAGACTCTGAAGTTGGCGGTGGGCTGGGTCGATAGCGCCCTGGAGCGGTTCCGCGAGAGCGCTTGAGGAATAGCTTTACACGCGGAATAAGGGGTGTTTTCATCCCAGCGTGAATTGCTGTGAACGCAGCGTGACGCACTCGAAACCCGGCCCCTGGCGCCGGGTTTTTTATTGCGTAGATTGGCTTGGCACGGCATCATCACGCCCCCGTCTGACTCGATGTTTTCCGTCCTTGGCTTTCAGCGAGATGGACGGGAAGCCCGGTTGCCCCCGCTCCGGGCTTTTTCATTCGAAGGTCAGAAACTCGGTAGACGGCAGTCTCACCTGCCACATCAAAGTGACGGGTTACCGACCCACAAGGCCTTCACCCTTGCGATAATGACCATCTCGAAGCCGAGAGGTGGTCCTATGAGAAGTCCAGATATCAAGGTCGTGAAGCTCGAGGGGGACGCAGTCCCCTGGTCTATACGCGATGCCGGCCATGAGGCCTGTTTCGTGGTTATGCATGGCCTGACGCTGAGGAGCGATTTCTTGTATTCCGAGGAAGAGGCTGAGGCGGTGGCAGACGCGGTGCACCTAGAGATCATCGAAGAGATGAGATCGATGCTGGAGTCTGTCCGAGGACGATAGTCGATCAATGCAGGTGGAGCGCAGGATGCGCACGGGGTAGTGGCCCCTATCCACCCGCACCTATTTCAGAGCCCAGCCCCGTGCTGGGCTTTTTCGTTTCTGCAGGTGGCGCATTGCGCTGCGGGGCGCGCGGCCCCCTTGAAAGGCCGTACCTGCACCCATTCCCGGCCCAGCCCTTGCGCTGGGCTTTTTCATTTCTGCCCCGGCGAGGGGAACTGAGACGATGAAGATGCCCGACAAACCCGACACCTGGGCTGCGCTGCTTGCGTGGCTGTCTGCGCACTACCCGCAGTTGTACGCCGCCGGCCTGTCCTTTGTGGTCGCGCTGACCCGGGTGATCTATGGCGGTGGAACGCGGCGCCAGGCCCTGCTCGAGGCAACGCTCTGCACCTTGATTACCTTGGGCCTGATTCCGGTCCTTGAGTGGTTCGGCCTGCCACAGAACATGGCTACCGCTGCTGGGGTGTTCACCGGCTTCCTAGGAGTGAAGAAGATCGCCGAGTTCGCTGATCGGATCGCCGACTGGAAGTTTCCGCGTCGGGGGGCTGGCGAATGAAGATCACCGCAGATCAACTCGACCGCGCTACCGGCTGCGGTGCTTCTACTGCCGGCCTCTGGGTCGAGCACATCAACGGCTCCATGGCCCGCTTCGAGATCAACACGCCCGAGCGTGTGGCGATGTTCCTTGCTCAGGTCGGACACGAAAGCCAGAGCCTCAAGCGCCTGGTGGAGAATCTGAACTACTCCGCCGAAGGCCTGCTCAAGACCTGGCCGACGCGTTTTACGGCGGTTGAGGCGAAGCAGTACGCCCGACAGCCTGAGCGCATTGCCAACCGCGTCTACGCAAACCGGATGGGCAACGGGTCGCCAGACTCGGGCGATGGGTATCGATACCGTGGTCGCGGCCTGATCATGATCACCGGCCACGACAACTACGCCGAAGCCGCCCGCGCCCTGGCGCTGCCACTGGTGGCGCAACCGGAGTTGCTTGAGCAACGGACCTGGGCTGCCATCGCGTCGGCATGGTGGTGGAAGTCGAGGGGTTTAAACGAACTGGCCGATCAGGGTCGCTTCGAGCGGATCACCCTCAAGATCAACAGTGGCTACAACGGCGCAGACGACCGTGCGGCTCGCCTCGAATGGGCGCGTGCTGCGCTCAAGGGGGAATGATGCTCGGGTTCACGACGAAAGACGAAGCTCGACAGCTCGGCGTCTCGCACCATGGCAGCTATTACGGCATTCCGATGTGGCTGGGGGATGTCGATAGCGATTGCCCGCTGGCGTTCGCCAAGTGGGCGCCGCTTGAGATGGTCGTCTCCCTGCTCTCGGTCATCGAAGGCATCGTCAACTCGATGCTCAATCAAGAGCCGACGTTCATGTTCAAGGTTGGTCGGAGGATCGACCAGTGACCTGGCGGCCATGGTTGGTGGTCACCCTGGTCGCCGCGCTGGTGCTCTGGCGTCTGGACCATGTGACCGCTCAGCGTGACGACCTCCAGGCCGCTGTCGAGCAATCCGCCGAGACGATCACCGCGATGGCCCAGCAGGCCCAGCGCGACATCCAGGCGCAGGTCCAGACCGATGCCCTGGCTCGAACCTACCAAGCAGCACTGCAGGCCTCCCATGAAGAAAACCAATTGCGCCGCGATGCTATCGGCACTGGTGCTCGCGTCGTGTACGTCAAAGCCCGCTGCCCCGCAGATGGAGTGCACCAGGCTCCCGGAGCCTCCGGCAGCGCTGATGCAGGAAGAGCCGTCCTTGCTGCCGCTGATGGACAAGTTGTTTCTGATCTCCGAGCCGGAGTCGAGCGACGCGAACTGATGATTGAGGCGCTGCGTAAGCACATCGCAGGCCTTCCGAGGTATTGCAGAAGATGATCAGCATCAAGCCGGAAGGGTTCCAGCAGCAGCTCGCCGACCTGACTGAGCTTGAGCAGCGGCAGATTCCTTACGCGACAGCCACGGCCCTTACGCGGACCGCGCAAGGGCTGATGGATCGCTTGCGCGATGAGATGCGTGTCGTATTCGACCGCCCGACCCCGTACACCCTGAACAGCCTCCGCATGGTGCCGGCCAGGAAAGACCGGCTGGAAGCGCGTGTTTGGTTCAAGGACGAAGCGGACGGTGCGCAGCCTGCATCGGTGTGGATTGCCCCCGAGGTCTACGGTGGCCCGCGTCGGAATAAGCCGGCCGAGCTTCAGCTTAGGGCCAAGGGGATACTGCCCGAAGGCAAGTACGTGGTGCCCGGCGCCGGCGCGGACCTGGATCGCTACGGGAACATCAGGCGCGGCCAGGTCACCAGGGCATTGAGCGGCATCCGCGGCTTCAGCCAGGCCGGGTACAACGCGAACGCTACCGATAGCAGACGGAGCCGAGCGAAGGGTAATGCTCGCCGCTACTTCGTCATGACCCGTAAGGGCCAGCCCATAGGCATTGCTGAGCGCACAGGCCGAGGCCGGGATGCTGTCTCGGTCATCATGGCCTTCGTGTCTCGCCCTTCGTACCGCCGCCGGCTGAGCTTCTTCGAGATCGCGCAGCAGTACGCCGACGAGAACCTGCCACGCGAGTTCGAGGTGGCGATGCGCGGCGTTGCTGCTCGGTTCGCTGCGAGGCGCTGACTGATGCACCAAAGTGGTGCGTCGCGGGTCCTCCCCGGGGTGCCCCCGTCAGAGGGTAATTCGAGCCCCGCGCGCCAAATATGTATGACCTTTTTTCGGAGGTTGGTTGTTGTTTTGTCATGAGCACAGAAGACCTCCAAAAAAAGCGCGGGTGGCTGAACAAGTCCGAGATGGCCGCGAGCCTCGGGATTTCTCCGCAAGCCTTTGATAAATGGGGCGTTGAGCCTGCCGCCAAGATCGGCCGCGAGGTGTTCTATACCGCCCAGGCGGTGCTACAGAATCGCCTCGATCATGCGACCCAGAAACAACAACCTGAGGGCCTAGATGCGGAAGGTCTCGACCCGCTCGCTGAAAAGAAATTGCTACAGGAGCGCCTGCGACTGACGACTGCTCAGGCTGACGCCCAGGAGCAGAAGAACCAGGTCCAAGCGAAGACCCTTGTTCCGACTCCGTTCGCCACCTTCGCTCTTGCCAGGATCGCGTCCAAGATCGGCTCGAAACTGGAGACGGTCTGCAAGACGGTCCGCAGCCAAATACCCGATACACCGCCGTTGGTGCTGGAGGCCTTTGAGCGCGAGATAGCGCTGGCCCGAAATCTGGCCGTGGAGTTTGCTGAAGACCTACCGGAAATCCTTGATGAGTACTCTGCCACCCTGGATGAATGACCTACGGAAAGCGGTCGATCTAGGTTTGCAGGGGCTGTACAAGTCGCCGCCGATGACGGCGGTGGAGTGGGCGGAAGATCCCGACGACGGTTTCTACATGTCGGCGGAATCCTCGTACAACGAGGGCAAGTGGAAGACGGCGCCATTTCAGGTCGCCATCCTGAACGCCATGGGTAACGACCTGATTCGGGTCGTAAACTTCGTGAAGTCGGCACGCATCGGCTACACGAAAATGCTGATGGCCAACATCGGCTACAAGATTCAGCACAAGCGCCGTAATGTGCTGATGTGGAGCCCGACTGACCCAGACGCCGAGGGGATCAGCAAGAGCCACGTTAATGGCCTGATTCGCGATGTTCCGGTGCTGCTGGCGCTGGCCCCATGGTATGGCCGCAAGCATAGCGACAACACGCTCGACACCAAGGTGTTTGCAAACCGGCGGACCCTTTGGACGCTCGGCGGCAAGGCTGCTCGCAACTACCGTGAGAGATCTGCCGACGAGGTGATCTATGACGAGCTGTCGAAGTTCGACGCCGATATTGAAGGTGAAGGTTCCCCAACGTTCCTTGGCGACCAACGTCTGCGCGGTGCTGTTTACCCGAAGTCCATCCGTGGATCGACGCCTGGTACCGAGGGCCAATGCCAGATCACGAAGGCGGCCGATGAGTCTCCGCGTCGCCTGCGGTACTACATCCCGTGCCCGCATTGTGGGCATGAGCAGACGCTGAAGTGGGGCGGTAAAGATTGCGCCTTTGGGGTGAAGTACATCGCGAACGATCTAGGCGAGGCCTCTTCAGTTTGGTACGCCTGCGAGAACGAGCGGTGCAGCGGGACGTTTGAGCACCACGAAATGGTGGTTGCCTCCGAGCGAGGCCGCTGGAAGTGCGAAGTGTCGGGGGTCTGGACGCGGGACGCTATGGAGTGGTTCGGCCCGGATGACCAGCCGATAAGGACGCCGCGTTCCGTCGCATTCTACTGCTGGGCCGTGTACAGCACGTGGACCAGCTGGCTTGACCTGATCGACGAATGGCTGAAGGTCAAGGGTGATCGCGAGAAGCTGAAGACCTTCACCAACACCATCCTCGGCGAGGTATGGGTTGAGGACGAGGGGGAGCGGGTGGAGTGGCAGACACTCTATGCCCGCCGCGAGAACTACCCGAAGGTGCCGCCGCAAGCGCTTGTCCTGATGGGCGGAATCGACACCCAGGACGACCGCTACGAGGGCCGCGTTTGGGCTTTCGGCCTGGGCGAGGAGGCATGGCTTGTTCACCGTTTCATTCTGACCGGCGATCCGGCCAGCGAGGAACTGCGGCGCAAGGTGGGCTTGGAAATTCATCGGCAGTTCACTCGGGCTGATGGCGTTCCAATGCGTGTCGAGCGTTGGTGCTGGGATGCTGGCGGCCACTACGCCGACGAGGTGGAGGCCGAGAGCATCAAGCATGGCGTGCACTGGGTGGTTCCGACTTTCGGGGCCAGCACATACGGCAAGCCAATCGCCAACTTCCCGAAGCGTCGCAAGCGCAAGGTCTACAAGACTGAACTGGGCACCGACAACGCGAAGGAGCTGATCTACAGCCGCCTGCGCATTGATGTGCCCATTCCGTGGCAGCCGACGCCCGGCTGTGTGCACTTTCCGATCGACAGCGATATCTGCGACGAAGACGAACTGAAGCAGATCACCGCCGAGAAGAAGAAGCCGGTGATGGCGAAGGGTGTTCGCGTTCTGCGATGGGACTCCGGCGGGCGCCGCAATGAGGCGCTGGATTGCTTCGTGTACGCCCTTGCCGCGCTGCGCATCAGCCAGCAGCGCTTCGGCCTCGACCTCGACCAGTTGGAGCGCGTGCGCGTTGATCCCGTGCCGGAGCCGGTCGCCCAACAGCAACCTTCGAACGATAACCATGCCAGCACCTCCCAGGGCTGGCTCAACACTGGAAGCGGACCATGGCTATGACAGCGCAGCAGATGCTCGACAAATACTTGGAGGCCGAGGCCGCCGTGCTGGAAGGGCGGACAGTGATCTTCAACGGACGCACCCACACCATGGAGGATATCGAGAAGATCCGCGCCGGACGCCAGGAGTGGGAGCGCCGCGCAGCCGCAGAGCGGGACCGCGCCGCCGGTCGCCGTCCTGGCCCGGCACTGGCGGAGTTCTGCTGATGAACCTGATCGATCGACTACTGGAACCCTTGGCCCCCGAGCTGGTGGCTCGGCGCTTGGCCGCTCGCGAGGCAATCCAGGCGTATGAGGCTGCCAGGCCAGGGAGAACCCACAAGGCCAAGCGTCAGCCGCTAGGCGCCGACACCTCGCTACAGAAGTCTGCGGTCTCTATGCGAGAGCAGTGCCGGAAACTGGACGAAGATCACGATCTGGTTACCGGCCTGCTCGATCGCCTCGAGGAGAGGGTGGTGGGCGGAAGTGGTATCGGCGTGGAACCGCTGCCGCTGCGCCTGGATGGCTCGGTGCATGCCGAGTTGGCCATGGAGATCCGCAGCGCGTGGGCCGAGTGGTCACTCTCGCCGGAAACCTCTGGTGAGCTGACGAGGCCCCAGGTAGAGCGGCTGATGTGCCGCACCTGGCTGCGCGATGGCGAGGGCCTGGCGCAGAAGCTGATGGGACGAGTCCCGAACTACACGTTCGCCACGTCGGTGCCTTTCGCCCTGGAGCTGCTGGAGCCCGACTACTTGCCCTTCAGCTACAACAACCTGTCGAAGGGTATTGTCCAGGGTGTCGAGCGTGACACCTGGCGCCGGAAAAGGGCCTATCACCTTCTCAAGGATCACCCCGGCAACCTGCAGACGCTGGGCGGCAGCCTGGCGGTGAAGCGCGTCGAAGCGGAACGGATCATCCACATCGCCTACCGCAAGCGGATCGGCCAGAACCGAGGCGTGCCGATGTTGCACGCAGTGCTTATCCGCCTTGCCGACTTGAAGGACTACGAGGAGAGCGAGCGGGTGGCGGCGCGCATCAGTGCTGCCCTGGCGATGTATATCAAGAAGGGCAACCCCGACAGCTACACGGTGGAGCCCGGGAAGGACCGGAAGAACCGAACGATCCCCATCGCCCCCGGCATGGTCTTCGACGACCTCGAGCCAGGTGAAGACGTCGGGATGATCGAGAGCAACCGGCCGAACCCCTTCCTTGAAGGTTTCCGCAACGGCCAACTGCGGATGATCGGCGCTGGCACTCGCAGCACCTACTCCTCGGTGTCCAGGGCCTACGACGGCACCTACTCGGCGCAGCGCCAGGAACTGGTCGAGGGCTGGCTGGGCTACGACCTGTTGCAGCACGAGTTCATCGACTACTGGTGCCGGCCTGTCTACCGGTCCTGGCTGCAGATGTACCTGTTGGCTCGGAAGGAGCGCCTGCCCGCCGACGTTGATCACCGCACTCTCTACGCGGCGGTCTACCAGGGGCCGGTCATGCCATGGATTAACCCGATGCATGAGGCCAACGCATGGGAGTTGCTGGTCAAGGCTGGCTTCGCCGATGAGGCGGAAGTTGCCCGCGCCCGTGGTCGAGATCCGCGCGAGCTGAAGAAGTCGCGTGAGACGGAGATCAAGGCGAACCGGGCGGCCGGCCTGGTCTTCAGTTCGGATGCCTACCACCAATTGGTCAAGTCCGGGATGGACCCAGTTGAGGCGGTGCAGAAGGTGTACCTGGGCGTCGGGAAGATGCTTACCGCCGACGAGGCTCGCGAACTCGTCAACAGATACGGCGCCGGCCTACCCGTGCCTGGCCCGGATTTCCCCAACGAGAGCAACAATGGAGGCGCCGATGGGCAGCCATCAAACCCTGATCCATAAAAACCTGATGCTGCCGATGGCGGCGGCGCTGACTGAGGCCAACGCCCCGCATGAGTCCTGGTACAGCATTAAGGCTGCCGGTCGCGGCGTCGCCGAGGTGTTGTTGTACGACGAGATCGGCGTCTGGGGCATCACCGCGCTGCAGTTCGCTCGAGACCTCAAGGCAATGGGCGACCTGACCAAGATCAACCTGCACATCCACTCCCCGGGCGGCGACGTCTTCGAGGGGACGGCGATCTATAACCTGCTGCGCAACCACCCGGCCAGCGTCGACGTGTACATCGATGGCTTGGCTGCCTCGATGGCCTCAGTCATCGCCATGGCCGGCGACACCATCTACATGCCCGAGAACGCCATGATGATGGTGCATAAGCCCTGGGGCATCCAGGGCGGCGATGCGGACGACATGCGCCGCTATGCCGAACTGCTCGACAAGGTCGAGGACACCTTGGTCATGGCCTATGCCAACAAGACCGGGAAGTCCGCCGACGACATCAAGGCGCTCCTCAAGGAGGAGACCTGGATGAATGGCCGAGAGGCCGTCGCTGCCGGCTTCGCCGACCAGCTCACTGAGCCGCTGCGAGCGGCCGCTCACCTTTCCTCCAAACGCATGCAGGAGTTCGCCCACATGCCCGAAGCTCTGAAAACTCTACTGGCCCCGCGCGCCCAGACCCCCGCCGCGCCGGCCAACACTCCCGCGCCGACTCCGGCACCGGCCGCGCCGGCGGCTCCCGCGGCCGCTGCCCCAACCGAGGCCGATATTCGCGCCCGCATCCTCGCCGAGGAATCTGGTCGCCGCAGCGCAATCACTGCTGCCTTCGGCGCGTTTTCCACCGGGCACGCCGAACTGCTCGCCACTTGCTTGAACGACATGAACATCACCGTCGACCAGGCGCGCGAGAAGCTGCTGGCTGCCATTGGCGCCGACACCCAGCCGGTTGCCGCCCTGAGTGGCGGGGCCCACATCCATGCCGGCAACGGCAACCTGGTGGGTGACTCGGTGCGCGCGAGCGTGCTGGCCCGCATCGGTCGAGGCGAGCGCCAGGCTGACAACGCGTACAACGGCATGACGCTCCGCGAACTGGCTCGCGCCTCGCTGGTCGATCGTGGGATCGGTGTGGCCTCGCTCAACGCGCCGCAAATGGTCGGCTTGGCTTTCACCCACACTTCCAGCGACTTCGGCCTGATCCTTCTGGATGTCGCCAACAAGTCGGTGCTGGCTGGCTGGGAAGAGGCCGAAGAAACCTTCCCGCTGTGGACCAAGTCCGGCATTCTCACTGACTTCAAGCCGGCGCGCCGCGTCGGGCTGGGCGAGTTTTCCTCGCTGCGTCAGGTGCGTGAGGGCGCCGAGTACAAGTACGTCACCCTCGGCGAGCGCGGCGAGCAGATCATCCTGGCCACCTACGGAGAGCTGTTCAGCATCACTCGTCAGGCGATCATCAACGACGACCTGCAGATGCTCTCGGATATCCCGTTCAAGCTGGGCCAGGCTGCCAAGGCCACCATCGGCGACCTGGTCTATGCGGTTCTGACCGGTAACCCGGCGATGAGCGATGGCAAGGCTCTGTTCCATGCCGACCACAGCAACCTGCTCACTGGCGCGGCTTCGGCGCTTTCCATCGACAGCCTGAGCAAGGCCAAGACCCAGATGGCCACCCAGAAAGCCCAGGTAGAGAAGGGCAAGGGGCGCACCCTGAACATCCGTCCGGGCTTCGTTCTGACTCCGGTGGCACTCGAGGACAAGGCCAACCAGATCATCAACTCCGAGTCCGTGCCGGGCGCCGACGTCAATAGCGGCATCGTCAACCCGATTCGCGCATTCGCGCAGGTGATCGGCGAGCCGCGCCTGGACGATTCCTCGGCGACCGCCTGGTACATGGCTGCCAAGAAAGGCTCTGACACCATCGAGGTGGCCTACCTGGACGGCGTCGATACTCCGTACCTGGAGCAACAGGAAGGCTTCACTGTCGACGGCGTGGCCAGCAAGGTCCGCATCGACGCCGGCGTGGCGCCGCTGGACTTCCGTGGCCTGCAGAAATCCAACGGCGCCTGATCGGTGCCAACTCCCGAGCCCCGCATCTAGCGGGGCTTTCTGTTTCTGCCATTAGGAGAATCAACCATGGCGAAGAACTATGTGGAGGACGGCAACGTCCTGACTCTCATCGCGCCTGCTGGCGGCGTTCAATCTGGCGTGCCGGCGGTGATCGGAGACCTGGTGGTGGTGCCGCTGGTAGATGCCGCCGCGGGCGAGCCGTTCGCCGGAAAAACTGGCGGCGTCTGGAGCCTGCCTGCTGCCGCTGGCCTGACCCAGGGTGCCAAGTGCAGCGTGCTCGATGGGGAACTGGTAGCTGCTGCCACTGCCGACTCGGTGGCGTTCGGCAAGATCACCGAGCCCACCGTTGACGGCTTCGCGTCGGCGATGCTGATCCAGCAATGAGCGCGCCGGGCCGTTTTGGCCGGCTGATCCAACGGCTCCACGAACGTGGGCAACAGCGGTTATCTGATGCCGTGGGCGAGTTCCGCGGCATCGGTCGTCCCCCGATCAGGGGGATACCGCTGCAGGTCGACCGAAACCTCACCTACGAGGGACCTGATGGGGTTTTCATCACGGACAAGGTTGGGATCAGTTGGCTGGCGAAGGACGTTCCCACGGCATCGCGTGGCGACCTCTTCGTCATCGGGTCGTCGCGCTATCTCGTGGAAAAGCTCATTGCGAACGACGGTTGGTTGCTGACGGCAGCAACGATCGAGGAGGAAGCATGAAGCCGAACGTGCTCACGATCGGCCGCTTGGCCTTGCTGGCGCGCCTGCAAACCATCACGCCAAACCAGGGATACCGGACAGACGCTGGCACTCGTGTGCTCTCCGGGTGGTTTAACGAACTGGTCAAGGAACGGCACGAGGGCTTTCCGCTGATTGTCGTCCAGCCCGGCAAGGAGCAGCCGCCGGAGCATCTTGATGCCGCCGTTCGCTTCCATCGCGGCTTCGACGTGGTAGGCGCGGTGCAAGGTGGGTATGACCACTATGAGGAGGCTCTGGAGGACCTACAGCTAGACCTTTTGGCGTGCCTGATGCCTGCCCCCAAGGGGCAGTTCCTGCGCTGGCTGCCCCGAGAGCGCGGCATTACCGGGCTGACGTTGGGGCCGCCTGAGCCGTACCCGCCGGGTGATGGAGTGGCCGCTGCCGTGATTCGAATCCCTGTCTATCTGAAAACCATCATCGAGGGGTAACCCATGAAGAGCGATCCCCAGGTGCCGGCCACGGTCGACGCCGCGCCTCCGGCTGCGCTGAACAAAGCCGTCGAGGTCACCCTGGCAAAGGTGCATTGGCACCAGGGCGAGGAGAAGGCGGCCGGCGAAAAGATCAACGTCAGCCCTGACCAGGTTGAATTCCTGCGCCGCGAAGGCGTGATCAAGAAGGAGGCCTGATATGGCTATCGAGAAAGAGACGTATGTGATCGGCGGACCCTTCAAGATCCGCGAGTCTGGCGCCACCGCACCCTTCCAGTTCGCTGGCCTGGTGTCCACTATCCAGCAGACCATCGAGACCAACGAGATCACTCTGCCGGATACCACCACCCCGCAGGGTGGTGAGTACGATGCCGTTTCGCGCATCACTTCGGTCGGGTTGTCGATCAACTTCCGAGAACTCAAGACCAGCATCCTGGCTGCCTTGGTGTGGGGGGACGCCACCAACGTTCCTTCTGCCACCCATACCGATGAAGCGCACACCGCCGTTCCGGGAGGCACGATCGCGCTCGACTTCATGCCGCTGGAGATCACCAGCGTGAAGAGCGATGACGGCACTACGACCTACGAAGAGTTCGACGACTGGAACATGACCGGCGCCGGCATCGAAATCGTTGAAGGGGGGGCGATCTCTGTGGCCACGCCGATCAAGGTGACTTACAAGTCCGCCACCGTCGATGTGATCGAGGCGCTGACCAATAGCGGCAAGACGTTCGAATTCCTCTTCGAGGGAGAGAACGCTGCTGGTACCCAGCGTCGCATCCAGGCGCGCTATTTCCGGTGCCGCCTGAACCCGTCAAGCCAGCAGGATTGGATCAACACCGAAGACTTCCTGGCCGCCGAGGCCTCTGCCAAGGTGCTGATGGACCCGACCAAGGTCGGCGCTGGAAAATCGAAGTACTTCAACATCAAGAAGGAACTGGCGACGGTGTGACGCCGTTCATGCCCGGCAGGGACGCCGGATGTGGGCTCGCCCGCGTGGTGCTACAGTGGCGGCATTTAGGGAGGGGTTGAAATGTACTCTAGGTCGCGCGGATTTACCCTTGTCGAGCTGATGGTCATTGTCGTGCTTTTGGGTGTCATGGTCGCTTTCGCCATTCCGTCGTTTGTGAATCTCATAAAAGGCAATAGCATGGCCTCGGCGCGCAATGATTTGCAAAAGAGCCTCGATTATGCGCGTGCGATGGCCATGACAAATAAGACCGGGGCGCAGGTCTGCGTAGCTGATGGGACAATAACTATCAGCAATGCACGTAAAGCGGAAAAGATCATAACCGGCGGAAGCGGGGACGCTGTTCAGTACGGATTTAAGTATGACTGGGAAGTCGCAAGTAAGCTCTCGTCTAAAGAGTACAAAGTTATCGGCTCCAATGAACTAGATTCTGGCTGTGTTGTATTTGCTTACAATGGCTCAATACCTGAGATTGCTAAGAAGGCGCCGAAGTCTCCTAAGCCACCTATTAGTTCTGATGGTAAGTGTGACACCAGTTCTTCGCCTCCTCCTTATGTCAATAAGGCCGGGTTCTTCGGCCGCTCAGATGGCTCTGCCGATCCGGAGTGGGAGCTGATCTTCAACGGCGCCGGTTTCTACGTTGTCAGAAAGCCTGGGGAGGCTGACTTTACAAGTGAGCAGTCTTGGGACGCTTCTGGCTGCTGATTGTTTTATTTCAGTTGCCGACCCCGCTACTCGCGGGGTTTTCTTTTTTATGGAGTCGAAAATGTCCACATTCACAGCAAGTCGGGTTGTTGATATTGATGGCGTTGAGTTGACCGTGCGAGAACTTAGCGTTGCGGATGTTCGAAAGCTAATGCAAGAGGTCAGTGACCAAGATCTCGTCAGTAATGCTCTCTTCGAAGATATCAGGCTTTCCGATCTGTGCCTGATGACGTCGGTTACGAAGAGCCAAATTAACGATCTCCGGCCTAGCCAGCTCGCCAAATTGCGGGATGCATGTAAAGAGGTGAACCCGCATTTTTTCGGAATGCTGGGCCGTCTCTCGAAACTCCGCGACAAGCCATAAGGAGTTTGGAGCGCGCCATCTGCGTTCTGGTGAGGCTTGGGCATCACCACGTCCTTGAATATCCCTGGTCGCTGTTCTTGACCGCGTTGAAGGCTGAATGAAATGGCTGACGTAAAGATCCGGCTGACCGCTGACCTCGATGATGCGCTGCGCGAGGTGTCAGGCTTCCGCAAGGAATATGCCGAACTGGTCAGGCAGGTCGCGCAACCTCTTCGGCGTTTAAACGATTTCACTGCTCTCGAAAGCACCCTTGAGGACACGCAACGCCAGGCGCGCTCGGCGCGCGAGCAGATCCGCACGCTCGGCAACGAACTGGCATCGACGATCAGGCCGAGCCGCGAATTGCAGCAGGCTTACCGGGACTCCATTTCGGACTTGAGGAGTTTGGAGCGGGCAGAGACGGTCCAGATAGCTCGGCTTTCCGCGATGCGCCGGGAGTTGAAGCAGGCCGGGCTGGATACGAGGAGCCTGACATCCGAACGGCAGCGGCTCCAGCGGGAGCTGGATCGAAACCTCCAGGCTGGCCGGAATGATGCGGCCACCACCAGCCTCCGGCAACAGGCCGCAGCGATCAAGCAGAGCGCGATCGAGCAGCGCCGCTACAACTTGGAGCAAGCGCGTAGCACCCTGGGAGTCGCCAGGGTGCGCGAACTGCAGGCTGCCATCGGGCAGTTGAACCAGCAATATCGCTTGCTTCGGTCCAGCGGAACGCTATCCACAAGGGAGCTTGCCGTTGCGCAGCGGGCGCTCAAGAAGCAGATCACGGAGACCAAGAGCGAACTCAACTCGCTTGGTGCCGGCTCGCGGCTGTCGAGCATCGGCTCTCTCCGCGGGAGCGGCCCGGCACTGGCGGTTGCAGGTCTCGCCGCCGCGGTAGGCGCTGCAACGGCGAAGCTAGCGAACGGGGCCGACACTGTTGGCCGGCTTGATTCCAGGCTTCGCCTGGCAACCCGCTCGCAGGAAGAGTTCAACACCGCGCAGATCGAACTCGACCGTATCGCTGATGATGTTCAGGGCGATGTCGGCGACCTCATCGGCCTTTATTCGCGGTTGCAGCGCCCGCTCCGGGATGCGGGCATGGATCAGCGAGCCGCCCTGGAAACCGTAGAGGCGGTATCGCTCGGCCTGAAAATCGGTGGGGCATCTGCCGAGGAGTCGGCCTCGGTCATTACCCAGTTCTCCCAGGCCATCGCCAGTGGTGTTCTGCGGGGCGAAGAGTTCAATACCGTTCTGGAGTCCTCGGATCGCATTGCTGGCGCCCTGGCGGACTCCTTCGGGGTGACTGTCGGCCGGCTTCGCGAGATGGCTGCCGCCGGTGAGCTCACCTCGGAGCAGATCGTTATCGCGCTGCGGAAAGAACTGCCGAAGCTCCGCGAGGAGATGGCGTCGTTTGCCCCGGAGATTGGTGCGGGGCTGAACCGGATCTTTTCCGAAACCCAGAAGTACTGGGGGCGTCGCGCGAAGGAAACAGGCGTCGTCGACTGGGTTGCGAACCAGTTGAACGATGTTGCCAAGGGAATCAACACGGCGAATACGCTGGTAAAAAACGGGGAGGGTAGCCTCACAGCCACCCTCGCCGCCGAGAAGGCTCGACAAGAGCAGATCGTGAAGCGCCAGAACGATGCTCTGAAGCGGGCTCGGGAACAGAACGTCGCCGATCTCCAGTCTGAGGTTGTTCGGACCAAGGCCCTCCTTGAGCAGTCCACCAAGAACCTCAACGACGCGCTTTCGCGGCAGGCAGATGTCCGCAAGGAGTTTGCCGATCTGGTGAAGGGCATCCAGGCGACGCCCACCTCCGGAACGCAGACCTTCGGTGATGCCACTGCGGCCCAGGCCTCGGCTCGCAACGCCCTGACCGCTGGCAACAACCAAAAGGCGATCGAGGAGGCTCGCCGCGCGCTTCAGATCCTTCAGCAACTGAAGGACGCTGGCGCGAACAGCTACGGCTTCGAAGGCGTGGCCAAGGAGGTGGAGCGCATCGCCAACAAGGCCGCAGAGGTCGAGGCTGGTAATGCCAAGGCTGCGGATGACGTCAACCGCCTGAACCTGGCCGACCTCGAGGAGCGCATCAAGGCTGTGCAAAACGTCGAGGTATCGTTCGGAATGGACTTCGAAAGCGCGGAGACCTTGAAGCAGCAGGTCGCCGACATCGCCGCCGGACTGGCTGAACAGCTCGTGATACCTATCACGCTGGTTCCGCCTCCGGAGATGGGCTTGCCGGGCGTGCCCAGCATCACCCCCAAGATACCCGGGTTTGCCACTGGTACGCAGAGCGCTCCCCCTGGCATGGCGTGGGTTGGGGAGCGTGGGCCGGAGTTGATGATGATGCGCGGAGGAGAGCGCATCTTCAACGCGGTGCAGTCGCTGCAGATGTCGCAGAGGTATCAACGAACTCTCCCCGAGATACCCGAGATTCCGACCGCGGCGCTTCAGCAGGCAGGTCCGCCGGCAGCCATGCAAAACCTGGGTTCGCTGACCCTCAACCTGGGCGGAGACGATGCCGGTTTCACCGTTTTCGGGACACACGACACGCTCCGAGATATACGCAAGGCCGCCTCGAAGTTCGGGCGGACACGCCCAAAATGACCGAGCCCGCCTAGCGCGGGCTTTTTTATGGAGTTGGGAATGATCATTCCGAACGTGATGCTGGGGGGCGTACCGATCGTGATACACGGCGGCGCCCCGCAGTGTCAGTACCAGGCTGTCGATGGCGGCGTCGAGCGATTGAGGCTCAGCGGAGGTGCGGCAGTACAGATGACGCACTGGCGCAAGACAGCGATCACCATCAGCGGTTCAGGATGGATCGGCACGGGGATGCTTGGACTCGACTTCGACAACCCGTTGGAGCTGCGATGCAATGCGTCGCTTGGCATTTCCGGCCGTACTGCCGTCGACCGAGTATTCACAATCCCTGGAGAGGTTCGCCCCGATGCCAGTCCGTGGGGGCTGGCGCTGGTCGGCCGTGAGTGGGTCAGAACGGACGTGTCGTCCGCCGGCCAGGTGGTAACCGTGTCGGAGATCCCAGGCGCGCAACTCTACCGCGTCGAGTGGTGGCCGCTGTTCCATGTCTTCGCGTCCATCCCTCCTGAGGCGCTTGATTCTTCGAACAACAGCCGGACCTGGCAAATTGTCGCTGAGGAAATCTGATGCTCAACGGTGGACCGCTCAATAGCGCTGCGCTGAACTCGGCCGCTCACTCCGCTGTGCCTGGTCCTGAGCCGATCATCCCTGGCTACGCTTTCACATGGCGCCCAATCGTGCGCGTTGGCGATGACGACGTTACGCCGCTCCTGACCGGGGAGATCGAGGTCGATCGTGAAGAGGGTGCTGCTGGCGTCGCGTCCTTTTCGATCTATCTCGGCGACGGACCTGTTGTCCCTACGGACTGGATCGGTCGAACCGTAACCATCGACTACGCAACGGAGACTGCGGGTGAGCTGAGTCAGGGCCGGCGGTTTACGGGAAGGGTTACGCAGCCAGCCTGGAATCCTGTTCGGCGCGTCTTGGACGTCAGTTGCACGGACCAGTTGCAGCAGCGTGTAGAGGCCATGGAGATTGCGGCCGTCGACGCCCTGGTCGGCGGTGCCTGGTCCGCCGATGTGTTCGAGCCGGTCGATGGACGCTCGCGGTGGGACTACGCCCAGGAGCGTTTGACCAGCGTAACAGGCAGCTTGGACTGCTCGCCATATGGTGCTCTCCGCGTCACATCATGGCTTTCTGTGGCGCCTGCCTTCGAGTTCGGCCCAGGCTCTACGGTGTACGGAACGCTTGCAGTCGAGCTGGCCGACCTGAGTTCGCAGACGAACAGGGTCGAGATCGAGTGCGACTACCGATTCAGCCGGCTCTGGCAGTTGAACGCCTCGTATGGTTGGCAGCACCCCGGCACGGGGAACGCGGTCGGCGAGGCGGGGTTCTGTAATTGGCGCGGCGACGACACCGAGTTACCTGATGTCGAGATGATCACATCGGCGACCGAAAGCAGCGGCCAGACGTTGTTCTATGCAACTTGGTATCCGCTGCCACCCACTGGGGTCTACTGCAATCCGCCGGCGGCATGGGTCAACAACTTCACCGAATTGCTGCTCGGCGGAAATTGGATTGCTGGCCGGCGATGGGTGCAGTCCGTAACCGAGCGCTACCGGCTGGTCATGGAAGTTCAGCCGAGCGTGGCGGCGACCGGCCCGATTGTCGGTCGGCAGCGTGCATCGTTCGAGATCGAGTCGGACAGGGCCGAGCGCTGGGAAAGCGAGCCGATCACCGGCGGCAGCACCGGCCACGACGACGAGAAGGATGGCAACCGGCGTTTGTCCGCGCTGAACTGTTTGTTGGCCCAGGGAGCAACGACGCTTATTGCTGCGCACCGTGGCACGACCGTGACCTGGGATGTTCCGACATCCATGGTCTTGCCGATCGATCTGGTGCATACGCTCCGCCTCGATGATCAGGGCGCGCGTGCGGTGGGCAAGTGTCGGCGCATTGTCGACCGGCTCGACCTCGCATCCGGAAGCGCCCTGACCACGATCTCTATCGCGGTGATGCGAGGCGGCGCTGGCGCAGCAGATCCCCTTGTTCCGCCGGCTGGCTCGTCCGATCCCGTCAGCCCACCGTCGGGTGGCGGCCAACTCTCGACTCAGCTCGGAGGCCGCAACGGCAGTCCCGCGTATGACGATGAGGCGGATGGTTTCTCAGGCAACTGGAGCAATCGCGATCCCGGCGCCGAACTGTTCCCGCGGCGCTTCTCGCTGACAGCAAAAGACATTCCGGAGACCTACCGGGATGAACATGCGCCGGAGATCGCAGCCACTTACCGGGTAGCTGTACCTGATGACGTACTGGAGATGTAGCGATGGTGAGAGCCTGGATCAACAACTGGAAGACGACGCTGAGCGCCGGCCTTTCGCCTGGCGAATTGAGCCTGACGGTGCCGGATGCTGCCGCCGCGCTGCTGCCGCTCTCTGGCGGTAACTGGGTGCTGCTGACGCTGGCGGATGATGCCGGCGCTCAGCATGAGATCGTGAAAGCAACCGCGCGCGCTGGTGGGGTGGTGACGATCGAGCGCGCCCAGGAGGCCACCGCCGCCGGCAACTGGCCGGCGGGAACAGCAATCTACGCCGCAGTAACCGCTGGCGACCTCATGACGCTCCAGGCGCGCATCCAGGCTCTGGAGTCCGGGGCGTCTGGCGGCACCCTTGTCGACGAAACCGGCGCAACGCTGGTCGACGACGCCGGCAACAACCTGATCATGGAGAACATTTGATGGCAACTGTTACGCACGTCCTGTCCGGCGCCGGGGAGCCGCTCGATCCGCCACCAAGCATCGGTGCTCACTACGTGAACACGAACAACGGCGCGCTATACCTGGCGAAGGGCACCGCGAGCGGTGCCGATTGGGTGAAGCTGGGTAGTGGCGGTGGCAGCGCTCCGAGCGAGGTGCTGCATGTCAATACCGACGGCCAGTTCCTCCTCGGGCCTGAACACTCATTTGTTGATGCCCGTCTGTTCGCAATTCCCGAGCTTGGCACCGCCGCAATTGGAATCGATCCCAGCTCATCCCGACAGTTCGACCTGAACATCAGAACCTGGGCTCCGAGCGGGCAACAACTGCAAATCAGGGTTACGTCGGGTGAATTGCCCGGAGGTATGTCGATCGTGGGCACCTCCAGGCAGTGGGCGGCGCAGGAGTCGTATGGGTTCGTGATCAATGCAAATGACCTCAACGGCGAGGTGTGGGCGCGCATCTATTTCGATGCTGACGAACTCACCCTGTCGATGCTGGTGTTCAGCGATGTGCTGAACGCGTAGGAGATAGCGCATGGCTCTATCAGATGAGCGCCGCGGCATCGGCGCAAGGAACGAAGCGATCCGCCGCGCCGGCGGCCAGCGGGTCGAAGCGGAGCGACGCGGTGACCAGGGCTTGACGGCGGCGCTCAACCGGCTGATCGAGCCGGAGCGTCAGGCGCGCGCACTGCGCAAGATCGATCCGCGCGGCGCCCTGGATGCAAAGCGCGGGCGGGCGGACTACAACCCCGCCGGCAAGCAGATCGGCGGGGGCGGTGTGTCCTGGCCGCTGGCCGAGACCGACAAGTCGAAGCGCACGGTGGCCGACGAGGAGATCGTGAGCACCGATGGCTTGGTCGTCGTTGTGTTCAAGCGCGTCACCAGCTTCGAGATGCAGGATGGCGGCGAGAATATCGGCCGCATGGAGTTCAAGGCATGAACCAACTGATGCCCTGGGACGGCGAGGTCGTTCGCATGGGCTGGCCGTGGCACGGAAAGATCCGCCAGCCGGACAAGGATCTGGCCGGCTACGTGACCCTGCCGAACGGGGCGATGCGCCCAGCGATCGCGTACTACGGCACCTGGCCGATGAATCATACGCATCTGTTCGACATGGGCCTGCCGGACCAGGACGACCCGCAGGTCGAGGAGCAGGGCGGGAAGTGGTGGGGGCGAACGATCCTCCGAGGCGGAGGCAATTACGACTATCAGTTGTACTACGGCGGCGCGACGACATCGGCCGAGGGGCAGTCCTACACTGGCGAAGCGCCGTTCAGGGGGCTTCCTCTCTGGTGGGATAGCGACGAGGAGCCGCGCCGCCCGCTGTATGTAGATATCTACCTCAATTTGGAGCAGGGCAGCTACTACCTCGATTTTTGGACAAAGGGCGGAACGATTCACGCCCTTCGGAAGAAGATAACGCTTGAGGATGTTGGGCAGGGCGCAGGACAGCCAGAGTGCGCGGTAAAAGATCTGCTCGGGAGCAACTTCGACTACTGGTTTTTTGGTGAAAACGTCAAGCTGGACTACCTGAAGCTGCTGGGGGTCTACCGAAATCGGTTGCTGCTGGGGGTGGTGGTGACACAGGGTGAAGGGATGCGGCAGATTGACCCTCCGCCCGGAACGTCGGTGGTCAGCGGTTCGTCCCCGTCTGGAGCCCCTCAGGGGTTGTATGGTCTCGTCGAGGTGACCATTGCCCCGGATATCCGAGATCCAGAGGGGGATCACAGTCAGACGGTCACAATAGACGTGATCGAGAACCGCCAGGCCGCGCTCGGTAATCCGGTTCATCATGTGACCGACGAGAGCAGTCAGCCGGGCGATCCCATCGAAACTACGCTCTATCGAGAGGAGTGGAACCAGACCTCCGGGTTGCTGACCGCCTGGTATGACGCTCAGGGAAACATCCACACTGCACGCTACAACCGCCGGCACTACGCAGTTAAGGAGTACCGCAACGAGCCCGGCGTGACGACGCGAACAGCGACGGAGCGAAGCAGCGAGGTTGCGCTGTTGAGCGGCTCCGGATCAGTTGTCGACAGCGCTGTACTGACCGAGCAGTTCGAGGCGATCTACATCCCAGGGACAGGACTACAGATCACGCGCACGGTGAAGTGTACGGGGGAGCCGGATGACGTCACGACCTATACCGACCCAGACCATACGGGTGGGCCAGTGGTTACCCCGCCGACGACGACATTCCCCCCAGGTATGCATATCGTCAACACCGTTGTGACCTACCAGTGGCTGGTGAACGGCGAGAACATGCTGGCCAACCAGGACCAGCATCAGGTGTGGCTCGCCGCGTTGAGCAACAACAGCGCAGCCATCTGCCACATCCGCGATCCGTTCGACTATCCCGAGGGGCAGACCACAACGACCGTCAGCGTTCGCCAGGGGCCGGCCGTGCACCTTGGCGGCGTGACCTCTGGAACGGTTACCGACACCCTGACCAAGAGTAAGCCAGCGCATGAGTACCGGCGCGGATTTTTCTGGGAGCCAGCCGACCGCTGGGTGCGAGCCAGTTGCAACCCGATCACCGGAGAGCTCTCTCGCGGCCCGGAGTGCATCCAGTACCTGACCAGTTGGGTTTAGCCCCTCTCACTACATCAAGGAGAAGCCGCATGACGCCGGCCTGTGTACCCCTGCGCATTGAAAAAGGGGCGACGTTCCGCGACGCACTGCGGATCATGCAACCGAGCCTGGTCTACCGGCCGATCACTCAGATCGCGCCGACCGCTCCCGTCCGGCTGACCATCCCTGGGCACGGATTGCCCGGCACGTGGCTGGCCTGGATCGATGGTGTCCAGGGTATGCCCGATCTGATCCGCGCCCGGTTTCGGCAACTGCCTCACCGGGTCGCGTCCATCGACGACAACACCGTCGAGATCAACCTGCTTTCAGCCGTTGGGCTGGCGCCTGTGGGCGGGCAATTGATCTACCAGCCACCCGTCGACCTGGCTGGCGCCGAGGTACGGATGCAGATCCGCGACGCGCCAGGCGGGACTGTGCTGATGACGCTGGCGCTCGGCTCCGGCCTTGAGATCGCTGGCGCCGGAACGATCTCGCGGGAGATATCGGCCTCCGCCACCGCGGCGTTGGCATGGTCGTCGGCGGTCTACGACGTGGACGTGACCTACCCGGATGGAACGGTCCATCGCTACTACAGCGGGCCGATCACTGTGAGGCGTGGGGGAGGGTGCGATGGATGACACCGCCGAGCCCTGGGCGCTGGCGATCGAGGTTGATTGCGAGCCGCTGGTGCTCAGCGAGATGCAGGAATACGCGGTCACCGTGACGCCGCCGGCCGATGTGCTTGTGGTTGTTGCGGGTGACCAAGGGCCTCCCGGGAGGGATGGCGTAGACGGTGCCCAATGGGGCGCGACAGATTGGTGATGACATGGCCCAGATTCGATTTTTCAAAGTGGCGACCCTGCCGGGTACGCTGGAACCCGATTCGTTCTACTTCGTCGAGAACGGCAGCTACTCGGAGTCGTACCTGACGAACAGCGCCGGAGTGGCGCGCTCGATCGGTAACAGCGCGATGATCAACGCGCTGATCAACGAGGCGCTGTCCAGCCTACCCGGAACCGGCGCGCCGATCCTGTTCGTTGCGGATATCGCCGCGCGCGACGCTCTGGAGCCGGAGTCGGCGATATTCGTTCTGGTTCAAGACGCTTCCGCCGACTCGACAGTCGAATCCGGCGCTGCGTTGTACGCATGGAACCCTGCGACCAGCGCCTGGCTGAAGGTGGCCGAGTATGAGTCGATGGACGTCGAGCTCAACTGGGACGCGATCAACGGGCGCCCGACGTCGACGCCAGCGCAGATCGACACCGCCGTTTCTCAGGCGCACACGCACGCGAACAAGTCGACGCTCGACAAGTTCAGCGAAGACGGCGGCCTGGTGCGCTTCAACGGCCAGCCGATCCCGGCCGAGTGGAATGGGACGGCCTGGTAATGGCCGTCCTCCAGACCCACAAGGTCGTGGCGCAACTCCCCGCGTCCCTGGAGCCGAACGCGATCTACTTCGTCCGGCGCAGCACCGGCTACGACCAGTTCGTCACCAATGGCGCGGGTGTGGTGGTGGCCTATCCGATGAACGTCCGCATCCCTGCGGCTGTGCCGGGCTATCTCGCCGATGGCTCCATGCTTCGGCTCACGATGAACCCTGACGGCCAACTGCCGGCCTATACCGCCGGCGGCGCAACTCTCAACCTACAGGTGCTGTTCAATGGCTGATGTACGACCGACGAAGTTGCAGAACGACGGCAACGGCTATGGCTCGCTTCGAGAGTTCGGGGACGGCGACACGGTGCCGGTAACACTCGGCGGAACAGGAGCTGCAACCGCCGCTGGTGCGCGCACGTCCCTTGGGCTTGGGAGTGCTGCAGTTAGACCTGCCCTGGGTTCAACTGGGGCTTTGTACTCGCGAGACAGCATCCTTGGCTCGGTTTCGCAGTCGAGCGGGGTGCCAACTGGCGCAGTGATCCAGCGGGGTAGTAATGCGAACGGTGAGTTCGTGCGGTTCGCTGATGGAACGCAAATATGCATAGTCACGTTGTTGGGCGACGGTAGTCAGCAGCCAGGTACGTCTATATCACTGCCCCTGCCGGCTGCATTTCTGGGTAATTGGACCACCGGTGTCAGCGTGAGTTGGGCGTCGCATGTGAGCAACCCTTCTGTGGCAAACGGGCTGAAAGTTGCCTATGCAAACGGCTCGACATTGTTCTTCATCCTTCAGGACGCACTGGCCACCAATCGTTTGATTTTCACTTTGGTAGGGAGATGGTTCTGATGATCATCAAGTTGTCACCGTACGCACCACTGCCAGGCAGCGACGAGCGCCTGTCGCTGAGCAGGGCTGGCGATGTGCTCGCCGTGAACGGCCAGGTGTTCGACTTCACACCGCTCCCGGACGGTGGTGAACTGCCGGCCGAGGCTATCGGGTCGGAGTGGTTCGCTGGTCCTGCACTGCGACGTGCCGGCCGGCTGGAGCTGATCCTGCGGTTCCCGCTGGCCGCTGATGCCAGTGCCGCTGCTCGCTTCCCTGAACCGTTGCTGATCGAGGCCGACGGCCCGGTGGAGTTACCGCGATGATCGACTGGAGCAAGTTAAAGACCGCTGAACAGCAGGCGCAAGAACGCTGGCAGGCTGAGTGCGATGCCGCCGCCGCAGCGCGGGCGAATGCCTACCGTCTAGAGAGTGACCCGCTCAAGACCGAGGCCGAGTTCGATGCTATCAAGGCCGGCGTGGAACCGAACTACTCTGCCTGGGTCGCCAAGGTCGAGGAGATCAAGGCCAGGTATCCGCTGCCGGAGGCGGGCGGCGTGTAGACTACCCATTTTGAATGGGGTCATGGCGAACCGTGCGGGGCGTCTACGAGGTAGAGCGCTGATTGAGAGCAAGCGCTTGCATACAAATGGAAACCCCGCCGAGGCGGGGTTTCAGCTAGGTTTCTAGTCCACGGCGATAAGACCGTTTCGATAGGTGCCTATGCAGTCACGAATCTGGGTTGGCGCAGAGGGGGCGCGCCTTATGTCTTGAGAGGATGGGATTGCCCCGCTCCTATCCGAACAGGAAATTTGGCGTGAGCGACTATTTCGGTCATTTTGGCTGGATCTGCCGATCTGCCCAGAAACGTCACGATAGTTAGAGGTCATGTGAATAGCCCGTATGGTTGTGAACCAGTTTTGGCTCATTGAGCATTGCGAATTTCTCGCCTCTCTTGAGCACACCAATGTGGGTTCTTCCTCCAACGGTAGCTACACCGTTGGCGAACCGCTGCATCCCTGACTGCAAGTTCACCAGCAATTCAGCTAGCTCAACTGCATACTGGGTTGGGAGATTTCCAAAGTCAATATCTGCAACGCAATCCCACCAGGGGAGATTCATTTCTCTTTGAGGCGCCTCGAACGTGAAGCCTTCAGGGATATTGACACCTGCGGCCAGCAGCTGATCAACCACCGATTGAGCCGCTTGTCGGGTGCGCGATTCGATCTCGCGATTTATCACTCCACTGACAGATTCGACAATTCTGCCATCCACCCCAACAAGAAGCCTCTCTACAAAATCAGACTGCCCGCCGAAACACGCGCCTGAGCGTGTCTGCCAAAGAAACTGCTCCTCGATCGTCAAATCTTTGACGAATATCTTGTAAACCTTACTCGTCTCATCGTCTGCTCCATAGCCACCGACAATAAATTGAACGTCTGGCATATAGGGCTTCTGTTCTTCTGGGCAATTCTGGTAGTTGACCTGCTTTTCCCACTCCTGACGAACAGCCGCCATAAAGTCCTTTGCGACCTGCTCTACCGTCCGGTAACGACGGCTCTCCGATGCACAGAGGCGACTGAACTTCTTGGCGAAACCTGCAATCGTCACACCATTCAACGTCGCCATGCCAGCGGTTACGGCCGCGACAGAGGTATCCTCATCTTCGTAGAGGAGGAACATCTTTTGTGCTCCAGAGAAAACGTTGGTGACGAACGGCTGCAGGTACGCAGTGGACACAACCTTCTCTCCTGAAGCATCAATCAATTCTTGACCATTCGCGTCTCTGGCAAAGGTTGCGTCATTTCGGAACGGCAGAATTGCCTGTTCGACGATGCTCGATAGGCTGTCGCACCCTAAGACGATTGAGTCATAGGTTGCGATTGCGATGTTAATTGTCAAGGGCGCTCTCCTTAGCAAGGGTGCGAGAGTATCGCGCCAAGGCGTTTTGCCATCAAATTTTGGTGATGATCGGCTTAGCCTCGACGGTGGGTTAGGCGTGTACCGTGAAGCAGTCGCGGATTTGGGCACTCCCTCTCCAAATAGGCTCGCCCGTCAAAAATAGTTTCCGCATCAGAAACCAGACCCCCCGGTTTTGCTGGTCTGCAAGCCCTGTCTGGATTTTCTGGTGCGGAAATGTATTTTTCCTAACTAATTGATATGTATGGATATGGTTGCTGCCCGGTGAACTCCCTCCCAACCTGTCTCCTCGGGCATCCACCGTGCCAAAGGAGATACCCGTGTCCGTCCCGACCCATCAGCAAGACCTGATCGCCCTGCTCGAAGAGCGTGGCTTCGTCCACCAGTGCACCGACCGCGACGGCCTCGCCGCGCACCTGGCCGCCGGTCCGGCAACCGCCTACCTGGGCTTCGACGCCACCGCCGACAGCCTGCACGTCGGCCACCTGCAGGGCCTGATGCTGATGCGCTGGCTACAGAAGGCCGGGCACCGCCCGTTGCTGCTGATCGGTGGCGCGACCACCCGGATCGGCGATCCGAGCTTCCGCGATTCGAGCCGGCCGATCCTCACCGAGGCGCAGATCCAGGCCAATATCGACGGCATCGCCCGGGTTTTCTCGCGCTACGTCGAACTGCACGACGACAGCCTGGTGAACAACGCCGAATGGCTGGACGGCGTCGGCTACCTGGAGTTCCTCGACCGGGTCGGCCGGCACTTCTCGATCAACCGCCTGCTGACCTTCGACGCCATCAGGCAGCGCCTGGACCGCGAGCATTCGCTGTCGTTCCTCGAGTTCGGCTACACCCTGCTGCAGGCCTACGATTTCGTCGAACTGTCGCGCCGGCGCGGCTGCACCCTGCAACTCGGCGGCGCCGACCAGTGGGCGAACATCATCAACGGCGTGGAGCTGTCGCGACGCCAGGGCGGCGCCCAGCTGTTCGGCCTGACCATGCCGCTGCTGGCCACCAGTGACGGGCGCAAGATGGGCAAGTCGGCGCAGGGTGCGGTATGGCTCAACGCCGAGCGCCTGGCGCCGTTCGACTTCTGGCAGTTCTGGCGCAACTGCGATGATCGCGACGTCGGTCGCTTCCTCGCCCTGTTCAGCGAACTGCCGATGGATGAGGTGCGCCGCCTGGGCGCCTTGCAGGGCGCCGAGCTGAACGAAGCGAAGGTGGTCCTGGCCAATGCCGCCACCGCCCTGGCGCACGGCGAGCACGCCGCGCGATCCGCCGCCGATGCCGCGCGCGGGGTGTTCGCCGACGGTACGCGGGACAGCGGCCTGCCGGTGATGAAGCTATCCCGCGCGCGCCTGGCGCAGGGACTGTCGCTGACCGACCTGCTGCTGGAACACGCGATCCAGCCCTCCCGCAGCGCGGTCCGCCGCCTCGCCGCCGGCGGCGGCCTGCGCCTGGACGGCACGCCGGTCAGCGATCCGGACGCGCCGCTGGCGGGCGAGGTCGACGGGCTGCGCTTGAGCCTGGGCAAGAAGCAGCATTTGCACCTGCGACTCGAGGATTGAGGTGCCTGCGGCCCCAAGGGGCCGCGCTTCACCAGAGCTTTAGCGTGTAATTGACGATGAAGCGGTTCTCGTCCAGGTCCGCACCGTAGCGGCTGCGGTAGGTGATGTTGCGCCATTTCAAGGCGACGCTCTTCAGCGGTCCGCTCTGGATCACGTAGGACAGGTCGGTGTTGCGCTCCCATTCGCTGTCGTCGGCACGGCCGGCGCCGCGGTCGATGTCGCGGCCCTGTACATAGCGGGTCATGAGGTTCAGGCCGGGCAGGCCGAGGCCGGCGAAGTCGTAGTCGTAGCGCAGTTGCCAGGATTTCTCCTGCGGTCGGGTGAAGGTCTGGTAGGCCATGAGGTTGGCCACGTAGGGCGTGGTGTAGCCGTTGAGCACCGGAAAGGCGTCGTTGCCGATCATCTTCTGGACACCGATGCCGAAGGCGTGGGCGCCGGCGCGCAGGGTGAGCATGGCGTTGAGGTTGCGATTGTCCACCGGCCCGGAGATCGCCGCGCCGTCTTCGCCGCTGTCGAAGTAGCGCAGGTCGCTGCGCAGCGACAGCCCTTCGCCCAGCGGCAGGGTGTGCAGCAGGCCGAGATAGTGCTGCCGGTAGATGTCCTTGAGCTGGCCGTAGTAATAGCTGGCGCTGAGCCGAGGGGTGAAGGCGTAGGTCGCGCCGGCGAGATTGAACTCGTCGCTGGCGTGGGCCTTGTCGCGGCCCATGATGTACATGTCGTCGCTGCCGGCCGACTCGCGAGTGCGCGACTTCCACAATTGCCCCGCGGTGAGGGTGAGACCCTCGATCTCGCTGGAGGTCAGCAGCGCGCCGTCGAAGGTCTGCGGCAACAGGCGCACGTCGTCGCGGAACGCCACCGGCAGTTGCGGCATGAGGATGCCGACCTGTAGCTGGGTCTGCGAATAGCGCAGCTTGGCGGTCAGGCCGAGGTGACTGTAGTCGTCCACCGGCTCCTTCGAATTCGCTCCGAACGGCAGCGTGCCATCGTTGCTACGCCCGCGTCCCGAGTCGAGCTTGACGCCGAGCAGCCCGGTAGCATCCAGGCCGAAGCCGAGCGGGCCGTCGGTGAAACCGGATTGCAGGCGCAGGACGAAGCCCTGCGACCAGTTGCCGGCCTGCGATTGGGGCGCATCGTGCTGGCGGTAGTCGCGCAACTGGTAGAAGTTGCGGAGGTCGAGGTGGGCGCTGCTGTCCGCGAGGAATTCCGCTTGCGCGGCGAGGGGCAGGAGGCCGAGGCCAAGCGCATAGCTGCGCCAGGCGCACGGGCGGGGGCATGCCGTGATCATCGATTCTTCCCTTGGTTGTTGTTCTTGTAGGTATGGGTGACGCCGATTGCACGGTGAGTTTTAGCATATTGTTAACTTGTTAATGAAGTGTTGGCGATCCTCCCGGAAGCTTCGCTAGCCTCTGCCCCTTTCCATGCTCATCGAGCATTGACGGTAAGGCGCTGGAGAGCGAAGCCAGCCTGGAATCTTTCGCCTTCTGCGCATTTGGTTAATCTGTTAACGTTGTCGGCCCGCGAAAGGAGCCAGGCCCGCGCGCTGCCAGGGTGAACGAGGTCGCGGCGCGAGGATTTCCCGGACGGCGAACTTGCATCCGCGTGCACGGCGGTGTCGTCTGGACCGAAAGGCGAAGAAGAGGAGGGCGAGCGTGCCTGCGAGTGCATCGAGGATTCAGGTCGGAAGCGGCGAACGACGCCTGTTGCTGCTGTTGTCGGCGCTGGTGGCGTTCGGCCCGCTGTCGATCGACATGTACCTGCCGAGCCTGCCGGCGATCGCCGCCGATCTCGGCGCCAGCGATGCCCAGGTGCAGCGGAGCATCAGCGGCTTCCTGGTCGGCTTCTGCGTCGGCATGCTGTTCTACGGCCCCTTGTCCGACCGTTTCGGCCGGCGCCCGGTGCTGCTGGCCGGTATCGCCTTGTACCTGTTCAGCAGCCTGGCCTGCGCGCTGGCCGACAGCGCGGGGCAACTGGTCCTGCTGAGGGTGCTCCAGGCCCTCGGCGGCGGCGCCGCGTCGGTGCTGGCGCGGGCCATGGTGCGCGACCTCTATCCGTTGGGCGAGGCCGCCCGGATGCTGGCATTGATGCACATGGTGACCATGCTGGCACCGCTGGCCGCGCCGCTGCTCGGCGGCTACCTGATGCTCTGGGCCGGCTGGCGCGCGTTGTTCGTGGTCCTGGCGCTGTTCGCCGGGCTCTGCCTGCTGGCGGTCTGGCGGG